AAAATTTTTTGTTGACACGATAAACCATGTGTATATTGAAAATTGAAAAATTTTTTTTTTTTTTTTTTTTTTTTTTTATTAACACTGTTTTATCAAGACTATATTGACTTGATTTAAGTGGATGTGATCTTTTCAAAACTAATTCATCTGAATCATCTAAGAATTTTTGATATACTGAATTCGAAGAAACAGATTTAATAATATTCTTTGTTTTTTCAAATGTATTACTTCTTGTTTCTAACGGGGGGCATAATAGAGTATAATCATCGCTATTTATGATTGCATTTTTACGAAATTCTTCTATTGTTAAATAACCACCATATTCTTTTAATAATTTCCAATCTGGAGATGCAATTATACTTTTTGATTCACCATATGTTTTATAATATAATAAATTTAATAAAGAATTTCTTGACCATACATTATCATTTGTATCTATATTATACGATAATGCACAATTGTAAGAACAAAAATGACCAGTGCAAAAAAATTTATCTTGAAAATATAGTTCAGGTAATTGTACAGCCTGTGTACTAAATGAATTTTTACACCACCAACATTTAGTATTTTTATCAAAACATGATTTAGTTACCTCTATTTTATTATTTTTATTTAGTTTCTGCAATTTTATCTTTAATTTAATAATTTCTTTTTCTATATCATCAACTTCGGTCTCGGCTATTTCAGCTTTAATGAATATAGAATCAGAATCAGATAGATTAGTATTCGTATAATCTTCCATTATAGATGGTGTTATTTCTTCTGTATTATTATTTACAATATCTTGAAGGTTTATACTCAAATGAGCAATTAGTGGTTCTTCCTCTGATTTAAATTCTATCTTTTCTGGAATAACATCTAATACTTTATTTTTTGGTTTTCTACCTCGTTTTTTTGGTTTTTTATCATTATCCGACATATTAATATATTTAATAAACTTTTCTTTAAATTTAATAAAAAAACATTTAAATATAACGTTTTACAATAAAATGATAGATTATAAAACACACAATTTCTATTAATCTTTTCATAATAGGTTAATGTTTCTATATAAAAATACTATGTAAGTAATAAAAATATAGATTAATATATATGAATATAAATGATATTGTAACTGGTCTAAGAAACTTTAACTTTGGAAGTAATTATATAAAATATAATAATAACAAAAAATCAATTATTGGGGGTGGAATATATACAAATGAAACAAGTATAGATTCAATTTATTTGAAACCATCTCAACATGAGGTAACTATTAGTGACACGAATTTTGATACAGTAACTAATATAAATACGATAGAAAGTGAAACAAGTATAGACTCGGCTTATTTAAAACCATATCAAAATGATGTAAATATTAGTGACACCAGTTTTGATACCGTAACTGATATAAATACGAAAGACAGTGAAACAAGCATAGACTCCGCTTATTTGAAACCATCTCAAAATGATGTAACTATTAGCGACACAAGTGTTGATACAAATTCTAATAATTTATTTATAAAAAATAATACACCTGTTCAAACAGTTATTGACAGTGATTTAAATTTCGTTAATGACATTATGTTTAATGGAATCGAGTCAGAAACGATTGAAAATAAAGTACTGATAAATAGATCATAGATCACATATGTATTAATTATAGTTATAATACGGAAAGTTTTAAAATTAATTTAAATTAATAACGCATTGCGATTATAATATTATTTTAAATTAATTAATTTATTGACATTATATTCTTTTTCTTTCTACCTTTTACCCTATCACTGCTATTTACTGAACTATTTATAGGACTATTCTTGGAAATAATTCGATCATTGTTTGAACTTGTTTCTTCTTGTGTCTCTGAAGAGTTGGAATTATTTTCTGATTTATGTAGTCTATTTAAAATATCTTGAACATTCATTGGTGCTTTTATGCCAGGATTTTGCGACTCAGAAGGAGTATTAATTGTTTGTTTAGCATTAATTGGTGCGAAGTTATTATTCTTAAAATTTGTTGTATTGTTCACAGGTGCTCTTGTGGTCTGTCTTCTTTCTTTCTCTCTATCTAGTATAGCTTGCTTTTGTTTTTCTAAACTGATCTCTTGTTCTGTCATAAATTGAGAACTTTCCTTTTGAGGATTCATCATCTTTGCTATTAAATCAGGATTATTTTGTAGTATCTTATCTACACCAGGTAAATTCTTGAAGGTTGATTTCGAGAAATGGAAGGCAGATGCAGATGCAATTATTAACATAAATAATTTTAATTCAGGTGCCATCTTTTTACCACTTCCTTTATATTTTTCATATATTTCTTCAATTACTTCATCATAACTATCCACTTCAACACTCATATGTTCTGACCACCCAACTAATTGAAAATCAAATGGATCATATTTATCATTTAAAAATTCTACTGCAGATGCAGTATTTAATAAAATATTTTTATACAATTTAACACCATTTCTCTTATTTGCAAAACTTTTTAATAATTCGAATTCGTATTCCATCTCTTCAATAGATGAATTAAAATCATAACTCTTTGATAAATCATACCCTTTTGTTTTTAACTCTGATAATTTACGCAATAGTTCTATCTTTTTCATTCTCGCTTCTTGTGGTGTTAACTCTTTCTTTTCTACCATTGGAGGTGGAATGAAAGATGGATTATCATCATTATTTTTTGAACCATTTCGGTGACTAGTTTTTGAACCACCTGTAGGACTGTTTTTAGGACTGTTTCTAGGACTGTTTCTAGGACTGTTTTTAGGACTGAAACTTACTTTATGAATATTTGCATGTGAAGTATTTGAACTAGATCTGGTTGATGATTCGGAACTACTTTGTACTCCAGAATCAGAGTCAGAGTCATCTATAATTTCACTTAATGACGTATCTGAACGTACCTCCGTTTTATCATTTAATTTATTTTGATTTGCTAATAAATTTAAATAATAATCAGTATCACTACTATCTGGTTTTTTTGGATTATTATCTTTATTATTAATATGTATTTTTTCTCCAGTATTATCGAGAATATTCATATTTAAGTCTGCAGAAGTATCTGAATCGTTATTCATTATATAATAATAATATTCTTTTCTTTAACTTAACGCAATATCAAAAAAATATTTATAAGTAAATATTTATAAGTAAAATAATTTATTTATAAATACTAGTTTTATACCGTCGGATATTTACAGTGGAAAGCTCACTATACATATGGGTCTTATTGGTTGACACCGAGTCTGGGTTTCATTATTACATATCCATATCTTCATTATCGGATGTATCGGTGGATTCCTTGGGGGTATCCATCTAGGCGGGTCCCTACATCTCTGCGGGTTCCTCCGTGGTATCCATCTCGGCGGGTTCCTCCATGGTATCCATCTCGGCGGGTTCCTCTGAGGTATTCATCTCGGCGGGTTCCTCTATCTCGGCGGGTTCCTCAGAGGTATTCATCTCGGCGGGTTCCTCAGAGGTATTCATCTCGGCGGGTTCCTCTATCTCGGCGGGTTCCTCTGTGGTATCCATCTCGGCGGGTTCCTCCGAGGTATCCATCTCCTCTGGCTCGCTGAGACCTCCTGCAAAGCCTTCGAATAGTTTTTGTTTAGAAACCATATTCATAGTTACAGTAAAACCAACGGCAATCATAATAGCAAATTGAGGATCTTTATTACCATTATAAACAATTAAACTAAGAATTAAAATTCTAAAGATTGGATTATCAAAAAGCTTAACAATAAAGTTAGGTAATTTTGGGGCAACTAATCCAGAGTATAAAACTAGAAATAGTGTGATTAAGGTTGATGAATATCTGTTTTTAAAAACAGTAGACAATGCATTGTCAATAGTCTCCATATTATATAAATTAGTACAGAAAATATAATATTTCTTAAATTGTTTTTAAAAATATTATATTTTTAATTATATAATTATATAATTATTTATTTTGTGCATATTTTATCCAGATAGTTATTTTTGATTAATTCGGCTTCTTCTGTGGATAAATTATCATCGGCATCAATGGCATCTATACAAGTCTCGACGTGATGTTCATCATTGCGTGCACAACAACAATCATTTCGCCAATTATTAGGATCAATAGTATTTGTTTCTATAAATCTTTTACAATTTTCTGAAGGTTGTGTGAATTTTTCAAAAAAATTCTTTTGATCGATCAAAGTTAAAGTGATAGTAAAAATAAGAGCCATCATAATAGCAAATTTGGGATCTTTATTACTTGAGTAAACAACTAATGATAAGATTAATATTTTAAAAATTTTGTTTTCAAACATTTTTCTAATAAATCCAGGTAGATTTGGGGATGCCATACCACCGTAAACAATTAAAAATGTAGTTAGTATAGTTGATACTATTTTGTTACTATGTAACGAAGAATAAAATTTATCAACAAATTCCATGTATATATATATAATAGAATAAAATATTTAATAAATCTATAATAAATATTTAAAAAATAATTAAATCTTTTTATTTGTTTTTTATATTGTTTTTTTTATCTCAAGTAAAAAATAACACTAATGCAATTTTGCACACTTGATGAAGCTTGGGGGAATAAAGAATGTTTTACAAATAATACTGTTACAAATGAAAAGAATCAAACTAATAAAGATATAACTGATACTGAAAGTGACGTAATACAAAAAAAACCATTAATTTCACACAATGAATATAATTTTAAAAAACCGCAAAGAAAAATAAATTATACTGCAACAGAAGAATCATTATTTGATAACTATACAGACACTATTAATGATAAACACGAAAGAGATAAACTTTTACAAAGAGTATTGAAAAGCAGGAGATGTAGAGATGTACTTCGCAAAAAATTTAGACCAGATCTTATTAATAAATTAATTTTAATATTAGATGATTATCGTGATGTTATTGTACTACTTTTAGTCGGATTTTGTATTATAATATTCTTGAATATGTTATATAACATTAATCAAAAAAATTAATTTATGTAAAATAATCTTTTATATTTTACATTCATATTGAATAAAGAGAATTATGATGGGAACCACTTTATTAATAATATATTTGGTGCATGCCATTCGCATTTAAAAGCATTATCTTCTAATTTGTTTTTTATGTATTCTATACACTCTTTTAATTTATATGTTGGTAATCCAAGTATAAATTCAGGTACTTCGTACCATGCATAATAAAGGCTTGCTGCACTAGCTAATATAATCTTTTTTTCTATAGTATTATAAACTTTATCAAACGTTTTCTTTTTAATCTCGTCTCGTTTTAGTTGTTCTTTGATTAAATCGTTTGCATTAACCATATTATAATAACTTGTAAAAGATTTTTATTTTAATGATTTTATTATCTAATATTATTTAATGTTTAAAAGATATGACCAAATTATATTTATAATATCATTATTTGTTGGAATAATTTTTATTTATACTATGTCAGGTATTGATTTTGATACTATTAAATTATATAATAAATATTATAACCAGAAAGATAAATGTATGATTGATAATGAAAAATTAAAACAAAAAATAATATTAGATGAAACGTTAATAAATGATGAAACGTTAATAAATGATGAAACGTTAATAAATGATGAAACGTTAATAAATGATGAAACAGTAATAAATAAATCTGTCGATGAATACAACAATACATTATATCAAGAAATAAAAAATGACGAACTTAAAATTAATATTTTAAAAAATGAAATACCAATCAAACTTTTATCAGAAACAGATAAGTATAAACCACAAATGTTAAAACAGAATAAAAAAATTTCTTATATGAAGATTACAAACTATCCTCATTATAAAAGTGATAAAAAGTATAGAATATGTTTTGGTAGTTGCAATGTTAATCCAAAAAATGCTAGAATTTGGCAAAATATATCTAGTTATCAACCTGATTTATGGATGTTTTTAGGAGATAGTTATTATAATGACATCGATATAGATAAGAAAAAATATGTTAAAAATAGTAATGAACTATTAGTAAATCATTTGAAAATACTTGATAAAATGAAATATAATCCATCATTTCAGAACTTTTTAAAAGTTCATAAATATTTTGCTATTTGGGATGACCACGATTATTATCAAAATAATGATGATTTTGAAGTAAATGATCAAATTAAATTATTATTTAGACATTCATTTTTGAAATTCTTTAATGTTCCTAAAAATGATGTTAGATATCACAGAGAAGGTATTTATACTTTTTATGATTTAATTATCGAAGATAAACATATTATTAGATTTTTTCTTCTAGATGTTAGAACTACTAAAAATAATCTTGATATATTAGGAAGAGACCAATGGAAATGGTTCGAAAAAAATATTAAAAACTCTACCGCTCATTTAAATTTAATAATATCAGGTACAGCTTTCATGGCAGACTCTAACTCAAAGAATAATTTTGAGTCATGGGAAAAAACGGGGTGGTCATATAAAAAATTAGAAGAATTATTAAATACATATAATTTAAAAAATGTTATTCTTATATCCGGAGATATTCACTTGGGTAGAACGATGGTTAGAAATCATTTAATAGAATTTACTTCTAGTTCTTTAACAAGTCGGCCATCTAAATTAAATATAACTTCTGATATGGGTGATCCAATGACTAAAAATAATTTTGGGTTTATTGATATTAATTACTCTGATATAAATAACCCCAAGTATATAGGTGGTTTAATAAATTTAGAAAATGGAAATCATTCTAATTTAATACAGTTTGAAACTATTTAATTATTTACATTGGAAATAAATCATTAAAACTTTTTATTGCGATACAAATAAAAATATAATTGATATAATAGTTTTCTTTATAGGGCAATCCATATTTAATATATTGTTATAATTCTTATTGATGTATAAATATACATCATGTGATTTATAACCAAAGAATAATCCAATTAATGCACCAAATATAGTTTGTTCTATGGTATGACACTTTTCAATATATACTCTAGAATACATCATTATTGGTACAAATAAAGCTAATAATACAACTGATATCTTATCTTTGGATTTTAGACTCTTAAATTTACCATCACTTGATTTATTATATAATAGATCTTTTATTAAAAACCCTGTTTGTAATCCTGCAAATTGAGAATGTCCACTTGGAAAACCAAAACTTTTTGCTGGTTTATTCGGACAACTAGTAAAATAACCACAATCGTGTGCATTTACTGGTCTACTTCCTTGACCTAAAATTGGTATACTATTATTATTATTAGCAAATATAGGCACTGCTATCATGTGCTTTAAAATATGATTCAAATATGAATTACATATAATTATTATTGATAAGAATAATTGTGATCTTGAACCATATATTATTCCTATAAATAAATTAATATATACCATTATTAACTCTGATGCTTTTATAAATTGAAAAAAAAGATCCCTATTAAAATAATGTGGTATTATTTTCATTATATATAAACTATAGTTTATTTTATTTATTAAAATAATACCACATTATTTTAATTATTATAGTTTATATATAATTATTATCCAAATCATTTAAGTAAAAATATCATTTATGTATAATGATTGATACTATATGTCTCAGTGGCGGAGGTGTTAAAGGTATTTCATACATTGGTGCATTATCATTTCTAGAAGAAAATGAATATATTAATTTTGATAATATTTTGAATTTAGTAGGAACCTCGTCAGGTTCGATTATATGTTTTTTTTTGAGTATTGGGTATTCGTTAAAAGAACTTGAAGATTTTGTTTTACAATTTGATTTCAAAAAATTAGAACCAGATGTTAATTGTAATATATTTCTATCGGAATATGGTATTGATGATGGTATTAAAATTATGACAACTATTAGAACATTCTTAATTGAAAAATTAGATAAACAGGATATAACTTTTAAGGAGTTATATGAACTACGGAATAAAAAATTAAAAGTATTCACTACTAACTTTACACTTGCTCGTAGTGAAATATTTTCTTATGATACAACCCCCGATGTTTCTGTTTTATTAGCTATAAGAATGTCAATTTGTGTACCATTATTGTTTACACCAGTTAAATATAACGATTGTTATTATGTTGATGGAGGAATAACTTATAACTTTGGATTAAATTATTGTAATCATTCATCTACAATAGGTATTGCTATTACAAATAAAAAAATAAATAATTTAGATTCATTTCATTCATATTTTACCGGACTATGTAGCATTGCGTTAGATTCAATTAGTTTAAATTCGATATGTCAAGACGAAAAATATAATTATATTGAAATAAATTGTCAATTAAAAGAAGGATTAAAATTTGGGATTACTAAAGAGGGTGTAGAAGAATTACTAAATGAAGGAGAAGTGTTTGCAGAAAAATATTATAGTAATTTTATTTCAAAAATAGTTATAGATGATATTATAGATGATATTATAGATGATATTATTTCTATCGTTATATCAACAGACATATCTGAAAATACGACTGAAGTTATTAATGAAAATATGAATAAAAACGTGACTGAAAACGTGACTGAAAACGTGACTGAAAACATATCTGAAGATATTTCTACAGATAGTGTTATGTCCGCAGATAAATCTATAGAAAATATTTCTTCATCGCCGTAGATTTTTTATAGAATGTAAAGTAATATGCCCAAAATAGTTAAATTAAATGAATTCTCAAATAGTGATACTACCGAAAATAAATATGGTAAATTTGAGAAAGTAGAAATAAAACAAAAAATTAAGTTAGAGAATATTAATAAAAATGGCTTTATACAATTAGAATACGATGTTAATAATAATCCTTATCTTGAATTAAATTCTAATGAAAATAAATTAGTTTTAACTAGTCAAAATATAACTACAGATAGTGCGGATTTTCAGTCAATATCAATTAAGAATAATGATCTAGAACATACAATAAAAGAATTAAATACAAAAATTAATTATCTTGAAACTAGAGTAACAGATTTAGAAAATAATCAAAAAGTTATAGAAAAAACAATAGATGAAGACCCATGTAATGAATTATATCTAATTGAATTCGGTAATCCAACTATTGGATTATTCGGTATGTTTAAATTAAATGATGATAAAAAATATTTATACATTTGTTATAATATTGATAAAAATATTTCTTATTGGACATTGATTCAATCAGTCACTACTTTTTAAGTAGCATGTAATATAACTACTTTGGTTTTGGATATAAATTTGATAAATCGGAACTTAAATTATTATACTCTTCCATTTTATCACCTACATCTTTCTCATCGAATATTATTTTTGGTTGTAGCATAAAGGCTCTATCTAAACTTGAATAATTATTTGTTTGAATACTATCTTCAGAATATAACAAGTCATAACTTGTTATTGATAAACATTCATTTCCCACAAGTTGTCCATTATATTCTGCTATTTGTTGATTGCTATGCGACACCATTATTTGCTGATTTTTATTATCTATTTTAAAATCATTAAATTTTTTATTAAATTCATTCTTAAAATTCTTTTTACTTGTAATTCTTTCACCTGATACTTGAATAATATTATCTAATTCACTCTTTTTTCTTTCATATCTTGATAAAGTTGATTCATCGTCCCAATTATTATTTAAACCATGTTTAAGATTCATTTTATCTGCTTTTTCATGGTATAATTGCTTTGCTTCAGATGGCATTGAAGGAAAATGCATTTTTAATTGAGATGATGAATTTTCAAAATTTGTTTTTAAATTATCATGACTTATGCCATCTTCCCCAAATGATTTTAACCAAATATCATATTTTTTTCTAGTTTCAGTATTTGTTAATATTTGATTAGCTAAAGTCAAATGATTATAAATATCTTCATCTATAATATTATTTTTATCTGGATGAAACTTGATTATTAATTTTCTATATGATTTCTTAATCTGCTTTTCAGTTACATCTGAAGAAACATTTAGCAATTCATATAAATTAAATTTTAATTGATCAAAATTAATCTCAATTACATGTTTTGACATTATATATTAATATATAAAACTCTTTAACTTAAAACGATATCTAAATTTTAAAATAAAAATTTTAAAATCTATTATTTTATAATGATTAGTTTACAAGAAAAAATTAAAGCTTCTATATATCTATTATCATACTTTGAAACTCTTGGGTTTTACAATGGTAATTGGGAATTTAATTATGGTATAAATACAATTAATACAAAAGAACAAGCTGCAGAAGTATGGCTACATATAGTTCACGATTACTTTGCAAAAGGAGGATTTACTAATATTGATTTAACTGGATTTTTATCTAGTGATGATACTATTATGACTATTGCTACAGGAATAGCGTGTTTACGCGGTGTATCAGATGGTACTAATGATAAACATTATATTGATGAATATATTAGAATACTTGATAAATTAAAGCAACCCAAACGCCAAAGTGGTATTAACACATTAAATACGTTAGAATTAGTAAAGAGATTACAATCAATTGATAAATTAGAATCAAAAGAAAATATGGGTGGAAATGGTGCGACAATGAGAACATCAATTATTGGATTAATTTATTATAAGGAAAAAGACCTGGATTTATTAATAGAAAATTCGATTATAGCAAGTAGAGTTACACACAACTATAGTCTAGGTTACTTGGGTGGGTTAGTTACTGCTTTATTTACTAGTTATGCTATTAGAGATATACCAGTATGGGAATGGTCTACACATTTGATAAAATTATATGAAAAAGGCGTTATTGATAATTATATGAAGAAAACAACTATTAATGACGAATATACTAAAAATAAAGATAAGTTTTTTGATAAATGGTATCAATATAATGAAGAAAAAATAGAAAAATTTAAATACAAATCTTCTGATTTTGTTCATTATGATAATAGGATTGATTCATTAGATAATTATAACGATTATAAAGGAAAAGGGAACACAAATAATTATTCAAGATTTGGTGGGTCAGGCGTTAGTTGTCTAATAGTTGCATATGATTCATTATTAAGTAGTTTTAGTTCAAATAAAATACCTTTTGATTTGAAAGATAATTCATTAAAAATAAGTTTAGACAGTTTAATATTTTTCTCATGTTTGCATTTTGGTGATAACGATACCACAGGAGCTATAGCAGGTGCATGGTATGGTGCAATGTATGGATTTAAAAACTTTGACCAAGAAAAATTAAAACCACTCGAGTTTAAAGAACAATTAAATAAAATTACAAATGAAGTTATTAAATTTCAAAAATAGAACTAAATGTCGCATGGTAATAAAAAGCTTAGAACTTTACGATGTATTATTAAAGTAATTTACGATGTATTATTAAAGTAATTTACGATGTATTATTAAAGTAATTTTTGTAATTGTTCATCTAAATCTTTTGTTGTATCTCTATCGCCTTGGAAATCTATTTTTTCTTGACCTTTTTCAAAAATAATAGTTGGGTAACCTGGGACACTGTATTTTTCACACATATTTTTATTTTTATCATCATCACACTTTACATCTATTATTTTAACATTTGTATTATTTTTATGTTTTTCTTGAAATTCATCGAATATTTTTTGAAACCTAACCGAATATCCACACCACTTAGTATTAAAATTATATACTTTTATTTTAGATTCTTCAATAGAAAAATCTTCTTTTCTGCATTTAGTACAATATATAAAATATATTATAACTAAAAGTATTAAAATCCATGTTTTAAGACTCAAACCAAAATATTTTTGATCTAACATATAATAAATATTATATTTTAAAAATATATAAAAATAATATTTTAAAAATAATAGGTTTAAGAATATTATTTTTAAAATATTTTAAAAATAATAATTTAAAAATATTATCTATTCTATAATATATAATGGCTAGCCCAACAGGTAAATATAGCAAATATGACGAGTTCATACCAGTTTTAACAAATGACAACCAAAAAAAAAGAGAAGATTTTATGTGTCTTCCATTATTCTTACATCAACTTGAAGAAAATTATAATTCATCAACTGATGGTTCATCAGGTAACGCTCGTATTGCATTCAGAAATAATGTATACTATCCTATTGCCGATGCGGTCAATCTTAAAGATTCTACTGCACCCAAAGGAACAGTATCTCAAGAGTTCTTTATTTTAATAGGAAATATAACTTCTAATCTAGTAGATATTACTGATGGATCCCAGGTAGCTAAAGCAACTGAATTAGCCGGAAAACACCCATGGTTTAAGGAATTCCTTAAGATAGTATATGTGGAGACCACCGTCACGGGACAGGGTACACAATACAAGAGAAGTGTAGGAGGAACAGGTAAGCACAATCATTTTTATTTTTCATTAAATATGACTTCTGCATTCTCCTTTGCTGATAACACCTGGTTTATGGGGACCGACTGTCTTACACCTGGAGGTATGCCGGAGACCCCTCAAATGTGTTGGAATAGAGGTTTGGCTGGTCCTAGTGCAAATAAATATCTTACAACCCCATATCCTTACATGATGACCAAATACTTATTAACTACCATGTTAGAGGATTCTTACAAAGCTGTTGTATCTAGTACACCTTACAGTGCCGATTTCTTCTCTTCATCATCTAGTAATGAGGACGAAAAATTTTATTTCAGAAAACCTGAGGACCCAACTAAATTATACAAAATGGGCGCAGATGGTAAAGGTGTCGAAATAGATTTTACTGCACAAGTAATGGGTAACAACTGTTTTAACTTAGGATTCGTTGGAACAGGACCTGCTGACGTATCATGTCAGATGTTAGTTACAAAATGTTTAAACGGAAAGGATGTTGCAACTTGTAAAGAATTTATGGCAGATAAAGATTGGTGGAATAAAAATACCGATGTTAAGGACTTAGATCCTAATATGGGTGTAACTATGTTAGAGAAGTTTGGTTTTACTATCAAGAGCGTTGATTATAATAGTATCGGTTTACAATTAAAACAATTTGAATCACCTAGTGAATGGATTAATAATCTTTCTACTAAATATGTTGCAAATAAAAGTTTAACAGAGGCTGAAGTTGAAAAGATTGCAAGAAATGAAACATTATTGAATTACCTTGAACAGATCGTTAATAAAATTAACAAAAACCCTGCTGTATTAAATAAAAATTATACTGGGTCAGATAGTGTAGTTACAAATCCTTTTGCCGGTACTATGTTATCTAAATATGGTGTAAAACCAAGAAGAGTTAATGCTACAAGTGGTGTACCATCTGTTTCAGCAATTATTGGATTACAAACACAAGCAATGAATCAAAGACTCTTAGTTGCTCCTTTCTATAATATGGTTGGAGTTGGTAGTGGTTTAGTATACCAAAGAGGTGGTAGTCATTCTGGTAGTATTTTAGATAAGTTACCAATGAGTATTGCTCCCCAAATGAAAATGTATTTTGATTCTTTTGTTAGTTCTTTAAAAACTGCTGGTAAAGATTTAGAAGCATCAGATAAGGCTGAAATTTACAGATTAATTGCTCAATTAACTGATACTGAAGAAAAATTAAGAAAGTCTGTAGTTTATACTGAAAAATATACACAATTATTAAGTGTTTTTGGTACTTCTGATGAAAGTTCAGTTTTGAATTTTAAGAATATCCAAAAATTTGTTGATACTAGAAATAAATCCTTCCAAAAGGTTAGTGACAGACAAACTAACCTCGGTGCTATTATATTAGCAGTTGCTGAAGCTGTCCGTACTGAACTTGCTGCTGGATCCGTCTAAAAATAAGATTACTAAATTTATAGCGTATTATAAAATAATTTAACATATAATATTAAATATTTAAAACTAATAAAAACATTGTTTTAAATATTTGTTCTTTGTAATAGTAATGGGATTAGGAATATTATTACTTGTTTCTATAGGCAAAGAAAATTTATACTTAAGTGGTCAAGCCGAAATAACTTTCTTCAAGTTAATATATAAACAATATACAAATTTTAGCATAGAAACTATACCACAGTATTTTAAAACAGAACCCGATTTTTCAAGAAAAATAACTATAAATATATCAAAAAATGCAGATTTACTTGATAAATTATATCTAAATATATCATTACCTAGTATTTCGCCTAGTAGACATACATATCTACCAGATGGTATCAAAAAATTTAGATGGATTGAAAAAATAGGATTAGGTATTATTAAAAATATAGATCTAGAAATTGGCGGTGTTCTTATTGATAGAATAAATGGCGAATATATGAATTTTTGTTATGAACTAAATAATAAATTAGGTCATCAAAAAGGCTATAATAATATGATAGGAAATATTGAAGAAGTCAAAAAATATACAAATGGTAAGAAATCTTATAACTTACAAGTACCGCTAAACTTTTGGTTTTGTCAAGACTCTGGACTTGCTCTTCCACTTATTGCTTTGACACACAACGATGTGAAAATTCATGTAGAATTCTCTAGTTTTAGTAAATGTTATATGGAATCACCCTCACATTATATTAAAATTAATAATTTGTTTTGTTTATTCCAAGAAGGTGAAATAATTCAACAAGAAATAAATGGAAATACTGCGATTGGTAGATTTGTATATTTTGATATTGTAGAAAGACGACTTTATTATGATAAAATTTCAAATGATTTTGAAATTCCACTTGTTAACTCTATTAGATATAACATAATAGGAAGAGATTCAAAATTTGAAGTATCAATACAGGTAAATACATATGTAATAAAGGATGAATCGTATTTTCTTTACAACTTTCCTTCATTAGAAACATCTTTCTTATTAGCAAACTATGTATATCTAGACAATAAAGAAAGATGGGAATTTATACACAAGGATTTAGAATATATGGTACCGCTTGTTGATATAATACCTGAAAAGAAAGTATATAGTACAAATGTATCTTATAAAATTGATCTTATAAATAATCCAACAAAAATAATATATTGGAGAGGGCAATTATTATCAAACTATGAAGCAAATGATATTTTTAATTATACAACTTTACCGATTGAAACAGTTGGGAGTACTAACACACTTATTAATAAAGTTGCGATTGTAATAAATTCAATTAATAGAGAACCCGATACAGATTATAAATTTTATAGACACATGCAAATGTATAAAAATAATTTATCGTCTGCACAAGATGGTATTATGTTATACTCATTCTCGTTATTTCCTTCTGAGTATCAACCATCAGGCACATTAAATTTTAATAAAATAGATGATGCTTATTTACAATTAACTTTAAATAAAATTGTAAATTATCAACAACCAATGTTGGTAAAAGCATATGGGGTGCATTTAAATATTTTTCGAGTTATTAATGGATTAAGTTCTTTGGTTTTTATATAAATATATTAGGTCAACCCAATTTTTATTTTAAACCCAACTTAAACTACTATTACCGCCGATTATTCGTAATATTTGATATTCTTTAACAACTGTATATAAAAATAAATTCTCATTAACAACCTTTTTATCGAATATAACATTTAATGTTGGTTCATTTAAAATATTAAAATTTAATTGTCCAGATGGTTGTAACGACGTTGGATCTAGTGCAAATGAATAGCCAGATAAACCAGGTTCAAAAGATCTCTTAAATTTCTCATATGGAACAACACTGTTATAATAAGTATAATTATGTTCTGATAGTAATGATCTCCCATTCGCTTTAAAATCAATTTCTTTTATTGGTTTAATTTCTGTAGTAATATTTTTATTAGTATGTATCTTACTAAAATATGCTATTAACTTTGAAAACTTTTCTCTTATTCTATTATTTGTTATATAATTTGCATTAGTTCCAAAATATGAATCATTGTAATTATCATAATATGATAGTTTTACAAAATACAAATAGAGAATAAATTTTAAATCATAATTGACTAACATTTTATTATTTCGTATATATTTTAATATAGTTTCTGAGTTTTCTGTTACATAATTTTCTATTGTATCTAATTGTAAAAAGCTACTTAGATAAGAGGTTGGTATATCTTGACTGAATGTTCTATTATTTTGAATGTATTTTTTATATAACGTATAAAGGTCAGTGTACTCTTGATAATAATGGTCTTTAACATTTTCTATATCAGATAGGTAATTCTTACCAGTAGTCTTTGATTCACATACCCAAAAAATATCCTTGATTAAACCCTTTATATTCAAATTAATTGTTTTTCTTTCTTCTTTAATTAAAATAGGATTATATGAAACAAACCTTTCAATTAAATACTCATGGTTATATTCAGCAAATCGCTGTCTTTCAACTGAATCTAATAAAATGGTATCTGTTATCATTGAAAATTTAACATAGTCGGGTAGTTTAATATCATAATTAGATATATTGTTTGAAATCATGTTCTCTAGTTTATTTAATTTGAGTTTAACAGTTATATTTGTATTCTCTAATGTAATTAATGGTAAATAATTAGATGACGCCTGATTAAACCAAAACATTGTAGGTAAGTATAAATAAAATTTATTATCTTTAATCTTCGGATACATCATCATTTCTTTCTGCTTATTTAAATATTTATACATAATTTTGTATACATTTTTATCTAATACATCTACTTTCTGATTATTCATATAAAATTCTATATAGTCAAATATGTTATATGCAAAGTCTTCTTTCCATATTATATTTTCTTTTACTATTGTTTCACTGACATCTGTTTGATAATAGTTACTATATCTTAATTCATCGGGAAATTTATAACTAATTTTTGATAGAGATATTAAATCAAGTTCAGAATTTACATTATTGAAGTCTGACATAAATAAACTAAAATTACTATTATCTGGAAGAATTATAATATTACTTGATGTATCAACTGTTTCTATCTGAATCTCAAAAGTTTTATTGTTTGTAACTTTTGTTATTAATGCATTAAAAAATGAATTAGATTGATAATTTATTGTTGAAATATCAAGTACTATATTTATACTATAGTTTATACTGTAAAGATTATAATTAATACCATCAGTTAACACAAGAGGTTCAATTGTTGAAAAATAAATATTACCATTCTTCTCACCAACGACTTTAATATCAATATATTTGTCACTATACTCTATTTTCTTCATACGATATGATTCACTTGATGAAAAAGATAATCCATTTGTATTAGAGAAGTAATATATATAATTACCACTTTCTTTGAAATTAGAATCTAAATACTGAATATTAATATGTTTAGGCGCTCTAATAATATAATCATTATGTAGTTCCATTGTCATTATTTGATTATATTTATATGGTATTACATTCGATGGACTAGTATATACTTGTTTGAAATTAAATGGTGCAGTACTAGTAAAATTACCAAAATCTGTTAAATCAATAGTAACAATATTGTTATTCATATAAATATTCTGATTATCTAACAAATTATACGATCCACTTATATCAATATAATATTTAAATGAACTTTCTAAACTAATAGTTAAATCATCAGTCAACGTGAATGAAACAAAATTATCTATATAGTCATACAACGTAACATTTACAATATTAGTAATTTCTATATTATGGTTAGATAGATCATATGCAGTATATTTATCAACCGTTTGGTATAAAAAATTTAAATCGGCGGTATATGAATTAAATATCCCCGTTATAGATGGATTTCCCGTTGATATAAATTGAACTTGTGCATCGTCTAGAAGTTTAACTAAATTTACTACTTCAATTAAGAAAGAATTATCTACAAAACTCAAATCTTTAATAATATTAGGGGTATTCTTTTCTATTTTAAAATTATTATTTAGGACTTTTGGAGTTATTATTTCATTTGTTGTAAAGACACGTGCTACATCTTCTTTTATAAACTCAATGTCAGATATTGATGAATTATCTATATTATAATTTATAGGTAACGGACTATGTACCTTATAATTTATATTATCTAAATGTTCTTCTAAAAATATATCATAGACGGATAAGTCTGTTTTATAACTCTCTATTGTTCCTACCTGATAATACACAAATACAGAATAGTTAGTAAATTTATTAATTAGTGTATTTCTTAGTATATAATAATTATATATACCATATGATTCTGGTATTATCCTATAATCATTGCTATCAATCGTAATAAATACTTCAGTAGATACTGTTTTTAAATTTGATTTACTTAAATTATCTGTAATACTTATATATAATCTATCTTCAGATGATATAGTTCGGAGTTTTTGATCTTTAATACTTATTAATTGTTCAATCTTTATAAAATCTTCATTTTTAAGTTCAACACTACTAATTAAATTAAATTTAGTACTTGAAGAATCAATAACGTAACTATTAATAATTATACTATTATCATCAAGAAAGAAACTTAAACTACCTGATGATATATCATTAATTGAATAGTTTTGATAAAAATATCCTTTCGATTCCGAACTAATTATATTATAACTCTTATCAACTGATAAAGATATCTTAGTGAAATCATCATAATTGTATTCAGAGTTAAAAACTATTTTATTGGAACTTTGTTTGTTAATATTTAATACATCTTCTTTAAAAACATTATCCCCTGTTAATAAATCTAATGTATATGTTTGATCTGTTTTAAATAATATATCAGTTGATGATGTAATTTCATATTTAAATAATTTATCACTTTCCAATTTATATTTAATAGTACTTTCATCACTATACTTTATATTATCAAAAGAATATGTTTTATTAACAATTATATCTTGGTTAATATCTGATTTAATAATACTATTGTTACTATACAACCCAAATGGTATCAAATTACCCAATGTATCAACTTTATATCCACTATAATTAGCAGTTGCTGACCAATTATCATCTTGTTTGTATGTTATATCTAATTTATCATTAAATTCGGAATTAAAAAATTCTTTATATTCACTTTCTGTTTCTAATATTTTATCCCATTGTTTAGATAATAACAACTTTTCAAATGTTAACACACCATAATTATAATTAAATGAATTACCGTCTAATATATATTTAATAAATTCACCCTTCTCAGCAGAAATTTTTAGTATCTTATCAAAAAGAATATGTGAATCTACACCAAAACTTGAATTAAATTGACTCGCATTTATAAAGTTATTAATATTATTAGTTACCATACTTGCAAATCTACTAATATATAAAGATATGTCTGATGTCTTATTCAATATAAATTGACTATCTAAATATGCAATTCTCCTTATACTTTTATCATCAATTTCTTTAAAAATAGTATCATTAATCACACTCCCATCTTCAAGTTCTACCTTAGTTACTATACATTTTTTATAAATAATATAATCTCTTGTATTTACATCACCATTATATGCATTTAAAAATTTATTAATATTTTCAATTGGTGTATCCCAGAAGTAATAATTCTTTGAATTATTTCTTATATAATTAAATATAACTTCTTCGACCTTTCTTATTTCTAGTAATTTATTATAATTTACAAAATTATTTTCACCTAATAAACCTGCTACTTTCTGTAAATTCGAATTAACCAATGTTTCTTCAAGTAATAAAACGGAACCACTTGTATCATTTGAAACTAATATATTTCCACTTGAATCAACATTAATATGTTTCGCAAAAACTTGATTTTTATACTTGTACTGTGAATTATTATAAAAGGTTATAGATGTCCAATCTTCTAATGATTTAGCCATATTAAAATAGATTGTAGTGTTTATACCTTCGAACATATCTACCATCTTATTAACACTGGATATTGGTTCATATAATTCTTCTGTAATAGCGCCCGATTTTGGATATGATATATATAAATTGGTATCAAGATTTATTATCTCTTTTTCAACAGATATTTCTAATTTATTATCTTTATTAATACCTAAATTCTTTATATTATTGGACAATATCGATAAATAATATTTAATACTTGGAGAATTTAAATCAATATTATCTTTAATATAGTTTTGTAGAACATATCGCTGCAAAATATTACTAGACTCAACACTTACTGGGATACTTGCTTGTTCGTTACCAATATCCCAATTATCTGAAAGATAATTTTCTAACTCTAAATCAGATGGTTTTTCATTATTCAATTGATCGTCAGTTTTCCATTCTAAATTATTTTTACTCAAGTATTGGAAATAACTTTTTTTAACTATATATACATTACTATTCTTTGTTGTCGGTATTTTATTAAATAACAAGTATACCTTATTGTTTTCCATAACAATACTTAATTTATCGTTAACTATATCATTTACTTTAATATCAGGATAAATATCATACTTATCCATCAGTATTAAATATTTTGATGATATTTCTACTTTCCATTTATTATTAACAATAGATGGTTTTGATAATATTTTTATTGGAATAGGCATATAATTATCAATAGATTCAATAGAGTTTACACCAAATATATCATTTATATGTAGAATAGGATTTTCAAATTCTATAAGAGTACTCTTTATTTTTATTGGTATTAATCGATGTAAATAAAATAGTGAATCATTATTTGAAATATTAGTTAGCATTTTTAATTGACCATCTTCGAATATAAGCTGTGAGTAATGTATTATTGTTTCATCATATCTACGTTCTTCTATTAAGACTTTATCATTTAGATTTATATCAAATGGTAATTTATTAAAATATTTTCTAGATTCAGTGCTTCCCAAAGATGTTATATTAATTGGTATATAATTATCTATAAAAAAATTAGTACTGTTACTAAAATCTCGGTAAAATAGATTAAATAATATACCTGATGTAGTTGTAGTATTAGATGTTGATTTAATTTGTACATCAAAATAATCATTATATAATTTAATATCAAAAGTACGTAACTGAATTTGTTCCGCATTAGATGTCATATTATAGTAACAGAATAACTTTGAACAATTATTATTATTTTCTTCGGATGTTTTATATCTATAACTCAATACTTTGTTTGAAATACTTACATAATTACTATTAATACTGTATTCATCAGTGTGAGCATGATTAATCGGTAATAAAATATCAACCTTACCTGACAAATCTACATAATTATTTACATCTAATACACTGTAATTAGAACTCGCATTCACACTTGTATGATTTATCAAGTTTTTAAACTTATACGTGTTACTATTTAATATTATATCTGAATTATAATCATACAGATTATGTTTTAATACTTTATCAAATAAATTATCATTTATTTTAATTATCTTATCCTGATTATCAAATACATGAATACTAAATTTTTGAGTCTTGGAATTACCTAGATTATCACTAATACGTAATACAACATTATTGTCGCCTAAATAATAATTAGTTGGTGTTCCTGTTAAATTATAGTCAGCATCTAGTGTTAACCATGCAGGTATTGTTGTTGCACGTATATATATTTCTTTACCTGTCGTATTATCTGCACCTATTTTCCCAGATACTTTATACGAATATATTTTGTTATTTACTGATGTGGTTATTGGTTGTGATGTAAATTCTACTAAATTCGTAGATGATACGTCAATAGTGAAACTTTGTGTTGTAATTAGATTATTTGAAAATATTTCTAATATCACATCATACTCTGTATTTCCATCATATGTACCACTTAAATTATTATCTGTTAATGTTAACCATGACGGTATAACACTACCAATTAATGTAACATCATCATTATTATTATTATTAACAAGTATATCATAAGAATAATTTGTACCTTCTATAATTTCAGTTACTGGTGTTGATGTAAAATACGGTGCATACTTATAATCTACAAATATATTAAATTTTTGTAAAGTAGTATTATTACTTGTATCGGTGGCATGTAATACTAATATATTATCACCAACACTTGAAAGATTCGGTGTACCATAATAATGATTTGTCCCAGGATCCTCATACTCGGCATTGTCAATATGTAACCAACTAGGTTTTGAGATTGCATATGTAGAAGCGAACCCATTATTCATTGATATATCATATGTATATTCGTATCCTACATACCCAAATGTGGACGGGGTACTAGTAATTCTAGGTGAAATACTCTCAGTTACGTTTATATCAAACTTTTGAAACATTGAATATCCATTATCATCTGTAGCTACTATATTTACTGTATTATATCCAATATTACTTGAATCTGGCGTACCGGATAATGAATAAACTCCTGGATCTGACGTACCTGACGTACCTGACGGACCGAACATACCTGACGTACCTGACGTACCACCTGATAATGTTAACCAACTTGGTAATTTTTCTGTTATAATAGTACAATTAGAAGGGTTTGTTACAATGTTATAAGTATAAGCTGTACCAACAATTCCTACAGTATTTACAAGTGAAGTTATTTTTGGATGATTAATTAAATCAACTGCTTCTGCTTTTATTACAAGATTATTCAACGAATTAATAATATTATTATCATTAAACTTGGTATAATTAATATATACAGGGTAATAGTATTTACTATTATTAAAAACATAAAATGAATCATCGATGTTTAGATGATCAGCTGGAATATTGTCTGAATAAGAAATATTGCTACTATCATGGTAAACAATAAGATCGTTTGTATTTGTACTTGCACTATTAACATTAATTGCTGTAATATGTGATTCAGTAACTGATGCAGTTAAATAAACAGGATATTTATATTTATTAGTTAAAGTATCATAGTAATAATAAGGAGAGGTTGAGTTAAATGACATATCAAGTGATGTATTAGTATCTACCCCATCAAAATATATATTCGATGATTTATAAAGTGTTACATCGTCAAAATTAACTTTATCAAAATTATAAACAGAGTAATTATACTTTGATATTTCGGAGAATTCTTTCTTATTTAATTTAATATGTTTATATATGCCGGGTGATAAATTAGCTGTTAATCCTAAAACTTTACCATTATCAATTAAATGGTTTGTACCATGATAATGTATCATACCATAATCAAATGATACTCTACTTCCTGTTATATCTAAATATTTTTGTACAAATGGTTGATAAGGCAAGTAAAATATGAAACTATCTTTATAAATATCTACTAAATTATCTAAAATAGGTTGATAATCGTAATCATCCTCGCGCCAAAAAACATGATGATTAATTACATATTTGATAATTAAAATGGCCTTTTTAATTACATCACCATCAGTGTAACGTGCTACAACTCTTACAAACCCGTTAAAGTCGGATCCAAAGTATTTCCATTTATCATTACTTTTTTGAATAAAAATATTATTTCCTTTATTATTAAATCCAAAGTTAATTGACTTTTCTGAAAGTACTATAGTTTCATTATCATAATACCCCATATTTTGACCGGTGTAAATGAAATCACCAATTTCAATTTGATCTTTTGTCTTACTAATAAACATATTATTTTCTTCAAAATTAAAGTTTATAATTGAATTTTTTATATTAAAGTTACTAATACTACCAATTGAAAAATATGTTTGATATATTGTGTTTAACTCGTTTATAGTATGATTACTTATTATCTCAAAACTATATCCTTTGTATTTTAAATCATATTTATTAATTAAAAGTGTAACATCGCCAATACTAACAATTTCACCGAGATTAAAAGAACCAAATATTATGTAAATAATATATGTATTTTTATTAATAAAGAAAGGTCTTTCTACTATCTTCCCTTCAAATAGATTAAAATATAAAATACCTGTACTTTCAATACTGGTAAATGTATGATGAACAGTAATATAATTATTTTCTATTTTTTTAATATTTAAAAAATAAGTTTTTTTATTTGTAGTTACAATACAACTTTTAATTTGATTAATATATTCTTTATAATTATCTTTAATATAAATTTTATTTTCATATATTGTTATGTTATCTATTAATTCATAGTATCTTTCTTGGTCGGTTAATCTTGAACATTCAATTTGTTTAATATCTTTATAATAATCAGTTGTATTTGTATTATCAATATTCATAAACTGTAAATATCTATCATAACTATTGACATTTGTTATTGTTTCACTTATATTTGGTATAATTGTATAGTTATTTGCCACACTTATCTCGAATATATTGGGAATACATCCAGAAAAATCTAAATTATTTGAATCCTTAAATTTATTTTCTATACCTGAAATTATATAAGGTTCATGTAAATAAACATAACTCTCATTATTATATGTCATTTCTAATTTCTGTGTATAATTATCATCTATTAGAATTCGAGTTATTATATCAAAAGTGTGTGGTATATTCTCATATACAAAATCAACTTTGAAATTTAATTTTTTGAAATTTCCTTTAATTAGATGTGTTCCATTAAGTATTTTAAATTCAAATACATTGGAAGATGTATCATTCATACTTATATATGTATCATTATTAATTGCTTTAATATCTATATATGATACTTTAGTACTGTCAAAATAATATTTGATTAATGGTACATTTTCAAGTGATGTACTACTTGACAAATCAAATCGTAAATAAAAAGATGTATCGCTTGTCAAGTTGCTAGATGAATCTAGATATGATTCCGTAATTTGAAAAATAGAATCTATTTCTGTATTTAAACTACTATCAGAAAATAGACTATATTTTAATTTTTTAACAGGTGTAGTTGTATCAATTATATTAACAGTTAATGGTCTAGTTATATTATTATCAAAGAATATATTAATATCATGAGATGTATTACATTTAGTATCAATAAGATGTTTATTATGTCCTGAAACATCATAATAAATTAAATCAGTATTTGATGTATTAATACAATTTTTAATAGGATTATAGTCTATACTTGTATTCACCTTTGTATTATAACTATAAAAACTTTTATTACCAATAAATCTATTTGGATTAATAAAATAAATTTTTGTAAAATATAAATCATCATCTACCATTACTCTTGTGAAATCACTGAATTTATAAAATATATTATTATACATGAAAAATAAAAACTGTATTTCATTATATCGTCTATCGTCTATATATATTTTTTTAGTATCAATATCTAATTTTATCCATTCTTGCTTAAAACTATTGCCGATATCACCATTAAAAAACCATAAATTTTCAGGTATAGTACTATCACCCATATCACTTAGTTTTTGTATAATATCTTCGTTAAAAATATACGTTGAATCTTCAAGTAATTTATTAATTAAATGATAATATACCTTTTTATTCTGTAAAATTAATGGTTTATTACTTATAACTGTATTTCCCAATGAATAAATAGTAGTATTAGTAATAAATACATAGTTTAATCCTTGGATTGTTTCTATATTTAATATACCATCATTTAGAGTACAATATATTTTAGTATTATCATTAATTTGTCTATTATAAAATTTAATAGTTTCTAATTTATCCAATGTATGTTCTGTTGTTGAAAAATTAATTACATTTGTAAGATTGTCTTTTAATACTATACTATCAGTTGAACTATATGTGTATCCAGATGATTTAATTGTACCAACGTAATATGTTGAATTCTGAAAAGATACACTGTAATATGATAATAATGCTAGATAATTGTTATCACCATATGTATTACTAATAACTCTACATAATACATTGTCAATTAGTAAAAAATCATTTACAACTAAACTACTGTTTGTATTATGAAATATGTACAAATATATATCATCGTCTATTATTCCTAAATCTGCATATGTAAATGTACTATCTATCTCTTTTACATAACTTGATTTATAAACTTTATTAAGATTATCTTCTATTGTAAATTCATTTTTAGAAATAAAAGTAGACAAATAACATGAACTAGTATCGTCTATAAACATATAATTTTTACTTATATCATAATTGAAATTTAATGTATCTTTCACAATAATATTATCTTTAACTAAACCTGGACCTAAATAATTAAAAAAATCTTTAATATACATGTATTGTGATATACTATTATTATCAATATATTTATGAGCACTTTTTCTTACTGGATGTAACTCTTTGTCTGTTTCTATTAAATCAGATGTTATTGTAATCGGTGTTGAATCATAATAATTCTTTTTATCTAATTCTGGATATAATAAGAACTCGTCATTATATAAATATTTAAACTTGTACTTATTGACAGTTTTATCAGCATAGATATAATTTCTAAATTGTTGTTGGAATCCATAAAAATAATCAAAACTATTAGATGTTGATTTATTGCCAATATCTAACCACAACATATTATCTTCAACATAGTTAATCTGTTTTTCAATTTCATTCTTATATTCATTTAGGAATAATAACATTTCTGTATTTAATCTAATCTCATTCAAGAAAGGTTTGTAATTTGTTGCAAAAATCTCTCGCCCACTTCCTTTTGATGTAGTATAATTTAAATTTATATCCAATGATGTACCATCTTTTGAGTTATAAAAATCAAGTGCATATTTACTATATAAATTATAATTATAATAAATATTATTTTTTGGTTTATAAATATTAAATGCATATTTTGATATTTTATTATTTTCTTCGATGCTCGATACAACTATATTTTGATTTTTATTATCTAATAATGATACTAAGTTAGATGAATTAAATTGTTCTAATAATTTCTGTATTGTTTTTCCAAAATCACCTTCATATATTTTATTAATGAAGTTATCTTGAAAAAATGAGTTTACAAAATTATTTGTGGATTCCATTTTATTAATAATATTTCTAATATCAAAAGTATCTAATATTCTTTCTATCACTGTATTTATTCCTCTTATTAAATTTCTTTTTGCAATATTATTAGACAAGTTAAATTCGATAATGTCATAGTCAAAAGATGATGATATAAGACTATTTTGATATCTAAGTAATTGATTCGAATTCAAAAGTTCATTTAAATGTAAATACTCACCATCTATTGTTATATATTTTACTTGATCTGCTTTTTCTAAATTAAATGGTAAATTATACAAAATTACATTGCTATTTTTTACAGTTTCTTTATCTAAAAATATTACCATTGGTGTTTGAATAAAATAATCCATTAGATCAGATACCTTATTTATATTATCTTGTAAATAAAACGATGTATATGGTAATAAATTTGGTAAATAGTTATTATTAAAAACTATAATTGTATAGTCGCGACTTGTTGTTGTAGGCAAGTACTTTGTATAAGAAATATTCATGAGTTTAAAATTTAAACTATTATTATCAGTAACAGTTGGTTGACCTAAACTTATATTACCTGACCCATCTTTAATATAATAGGTTCCAATATTATGTTTAATATATTTGTAATAATTTTCATAATTATCTGAATTTATATCAGATATTGGTATTTTTAAAAATATACTATCCGATTCATTGACTATTATACCCGACATATCTACTTCATCATACATATTTCTAACTGTTTGGATTGATATTTTTTCTATTTTATCAAAATTTATTTCTTCATTTATATAGTAAATATTATCTTTAATGTTAACAAAATACGTATCATTTAAGCTACTCGATTTTGAGAAAACTATTTTCTTCTTAACAATAGTTGAATCTAAAAACATCGTTTTTAAATAATATGTATGATTATCATCTTTATTTAATATTATCTGTCCACCAATCATAATATTATTCTTAGTAACAGTATTATTTTTTCGAATAAATAATTCAATATTATCATCTAATTTATTACTCAAATTAATTTTAAATGTTTTCGAACCATCGTTAGTAGTACTTTTTGATTTTAATTGATACTTAAAATGTTTATTATTCTTATCAAAATTAGTATTATTTGTTAATACTGGTATTACGTCTATTTGTTCTGTATCAATTGTAGAGGCTTTTAAAAATGTCAAGTAGTACTTTTTACTTAAATCTAGTATTGTAGAAGTGTCAAATGTAATCCTGTAATTTGTATATAAAATACATGAAGCTAAATTAATATTTTCTAATTTATCAGTTGTGACTTGATAAGTAGTACCATTATTTGAAATATCAACTTGATAATACCTATTGTTTGATAAAATTAGATTATAGTCTGAATGTATGGTAGTTGAACCTGAATAATCAAATATTCCCGTATCGGTATTTATATTAGTAAATGAAGTTGAATTAATGGTATTGGTTGATGTAGTTGTTAGTTCAAATATAGTTGGTTTTAACATATATATATTTTCTTCTAAATAATAGGTAGTTATATTTACATCAGTTATATTTACATCATCCAATTTTCTAGCATCTACACCACCTATTCTATATTTATTAGTTGATAATTCAGTTAATGTAATATTATATGTTATACTTGCATGTATTATTTTGTAAATTGAACTCGTGTTTAATGTAAAATAATTTTCTTCTGATGAAACAATATTAAGAATATTAAATATTTCACCGTTAATTGTGCCAGTATTAATATTAAAATTAGACATATCCGAGCTTGCGGATAAATTCGTATATGATTTCCTTTCATTTATATTAATTGTATAATTTATACTATTTATGTTATTAAATAAATCATGTTCGACATAATCATAATTTGTTAATACATTAGAATATGTATTTGGTGTATCTACGCCCGCAGACATGTCTAATATATTAAATTCTGATATAATTTTATTTGGTTCTCTTAGTAACTTAAAATTAAAGTTATCAGTATCTATATATTTATCATAAGTGAATATTTGCGTACCGGTAACAAATTCTAATTCAGAATCGTTAATAACCAATGGATCATAATCTACAAAATATTTATTTATTGGTATATTAACAGTTACTATTATTTCAAAATTAGTAATAATTTTAATATAGTCTTCTAATATAAATATAGGTGATGCATCTTCGTATATTGTAGTAACATTATAATATTTATCATTTATTAGAAATTCAACTTTGAATCTATTATCAAAAAATTGGTCTTTTGCATCAAGTGTTTCATGTAAGCTTACTTTATTTCCATCTTGGCTAATTAATGTACTATTTATATCATATTTATATTGACATTCAATGGTACTAGTTGAACTATTAGAATATGTACTGCTTGTTATTTGTGTTAATTTTGTAATTGTTTGATATGTTGAAGAGTAATTTGAATCATTTGTTAATACACCTTTGTATGAATAATTATAAAATAGTCTATATAAATCATTCTTAATTTCTTCTAAACTAATTACATTATTTGGAAGATATGTATAAAACATATTAATTAAACCATCATGTTCCTTCATATTATCAAAATTCGGATAAAGATTACTATTTTGTACTCTTTTATATCTTAAAAAAATACTATTTGCTATTTTATTTCGCCACCAGTAAATAAATTGTATATTCTGCTTTGAAATCGTTTTAAACTCTTCAAATATATTAAAGTCCTTAATTAGATAAGTTAAAATATATACTAAATAATTATACAATAGTGTTAAATCAAACTTTTTGCCATGCGAATTATAAATAGTTGTCAAGTTTAATGTTTTATAACTACTAAAATTTGTATTTAATGATTCAAAAAATGTTGGATCACCTTCTTGTGTAAAAAAGTCTAAGAAATTAACTGTATTATATGTAAAGAACTTTTCATATCTTTGTATAAACGTATATAATATACTAAAAATATAATCAACATAGTATTCATTACTATTATTTTGCATAGTTAGAGTTGTCCATAGATTATCAACATCTTTTTCTAATAAATTAGATTGTTCTAGAAAACTACTTGTAATATGACTTGAAAACTTGTTAATGTTATTATTATCAAAATAATCAGTGAAAAAATCAGAAATATATGTATCCCATATACCATTTTCATAAGAAGTTAATGTTGATCCAATTACTTTATTTTCAGTTTGATCAGATACTTTAAACATTTTAAAAAATGTAAAGAAGCTTGATTGTGAATCATCATATAATTTACCTAAAATAAACAAAATAAATCTACAATTATATAGAACAGTATTTAGTAAATAAGTATTAATCTCTTTTTTATTTTTATTAAACAAATTAGTAGATACTATATTATGTGTAACAATATCAATATCTAAATCTTCATTTATAAAACTTGTTTCTGTTAGATAATCAAACTTATCTTTAATTTCAAAGTATTTTTTAACTTCATTAATCTTTCTTGAATTAGTAATAGTGAAATTTATCTGATAGAATATATAATGTTCATTTAAATTAAATAATAGATGATAATTCATGAATAATCGATATTCTACACGATGATTAAACCATTCTGTAAATTTATTATAATCCAATAATAAAATAAAATTATTTTCATTTACATCATCAATTATCTCATTAATAAATGAATTAAACCAAAAGGAATCAACAGTTTTCATATATGGAATAGATGGATGTTTCGAATCTTCATTAAAAGTAATATCTTTAAAATGCGATTCATTATTAAAATACTTAGAATATTCTTGTGATGTAATTGAAATTATTTCATTCGTATTTAATTTATTTTCACTTAATTTATGAGGATAGTATAACATATTTTCTGGAATAATATAAAAATTATTTTCACTTGATAAATACACAAAAGATTTCATATTTAAATATTGATAATAAAGTTTGTCTGATACTTCTTTATTAAATTCTTTTTTTTCGGTCTTAATCTTTTTTAATATTTCGAAATAAGGTATTTCTAAATAAAAAAACATATCTTTTAGTAAATCCCCATCGCGTTTAATAGTTAGTTCAAATTCAGAATCAAATTTCTTGTCACCATAATTTGTATGATAATTATCAATACTAAAATTTGTATACTTCATATATACTTTTTTAAAATGAGATATTTCCGGCTTTCCTATTAATAAACTATCTTCTTTACCAACTGTTGCTAATTGGAGTAAACCTCCTTTCATTTATTATTTAAATTTAGAAATTATTCTTTAGATTAAAAATTTATTCTCATATTTTATAATTTAGGTGAGTTTGTCATTACTGATTAAATTAATTATTTATATATTAATTTAATATTTGTGTTTCCAGAAGAAAAAATAATCTATTGTATCTTAATGTATTATTTAGATATAATTAGTTTAAAGAATTGTCCCTATTCAGAAGCAGCGAATTCTTTAGTAAAAGATAATAGTATAAAATCAAAAGTTACTATCATCACTAGTGATGAAAAAGAAAAATATAAGACAAAAGAAATTAATACATTTCCTCAAGTTTATTTAAAAAAAGAAAATAGTTCTGGCTCTGTATTATTAGGCGGATATGATAACTTGAAGACATATTATGACTTAGTACAACAAGGTAAGAATAAGAAAGAAACATTAGATTCTATTCAAATTAAAATAAGAAATTCAAATAATGAAATAGCAAATAAATCAATTCTAAGACTCATTGAACTAATGATTTAATTTAATTTGTCCATCTTTATATTCACCAACTTTCTCATTCTTATTATTAAAAACAACCCCATTTAGTTTATCTTCGTAAAAATAATCTGTACCGTCTAGTGACATGCAACTTAGCAATTCTTCTGTTGTATCAGAAAGATCAGTGGAACCGTCATTAGAAAGGTCTTTAGAAAGGTCTTTAGAAAGGTCTTTAGAAATTATACCAATTTGTTTTATTTTTGATTTATTTGAATACTTTTCGATTAACATTAATTCGTCTAGATCTTCTCCTCTTGCTATTTCAGCTATTAATTTTGAAGTAGACTCCATCATTAATTTCTTATGTTCTTTATTAGTTTTATCTAATTCAGATTTTATTTCTTTAGTATATTCATCTATCATATCTATAATTTTTTTTAATCTCTTTAGTTTCTTCATTATTATAGTATAATCTTTTAAATCTATTGCTTTTTATTTTCAACCTTTTTTTAAATTCATGTGATATATCGTGTGGTGCATTGGGTGGTACATCGCGTGGTGCATCGTCTGCGCATTGACATAATTTAACATTTGTATTAATACTGGCAGAATCCCCCCAGAAATCTACATTATTTAATGTTAAATTATTACACGAATTATTTACAATCATTTATATCTATAATTATAGAAACAAACGTACAAATAAATCAATTTTTATTTTACTGCGTGGAAATAAAACTAAGCGTAATTAAACAATTTATTAGTTTATAATAATATTGATATACTCTTTTAGAGTATCTAATACATCTAAATTATTTCTACCAAATAATTTTAATCCATGAAGTTTATAATTGAAGAAGCCTAATATTTGTCTTCTTACTTTTATATTTTTATCTTTATCCGATTCAAGAATATTTATCATATTCTTAATACTAATATCATAGTATCTATTTTTAAACATGATAACACATTCTTCTACATATCTTCTATCATTATTTGCAAATGGTAATCCTAAATAACAATCTGAACAATCTATTTTACTATATTGTAGTTCTTCTATATTTGTTTTTGTTTTACTTTCATTAATAATAAAATCGTTGTCTTTCAGATAATTTATTAATGACCTAACTAAATAGTCACATCTAGTAATATCTGAAAATTCTAAATACATGTCATCAACAAAAGTATTAACTAATAATTCATCATTACATTTTTCTTTAGTTGTCCATTCAAATATAATTTGTTCAATAATAAGACTAAATACAAGTGTACTAGAAGGCAATCCTGTTGCAATTGATTTATTAAATTTAATTGATTTCGAATTAAATTTTATACATCTTTCGGTATTTAAAAACATATATTGTTTTACTATTTTTTCGGCAAATTGTTTATTGACTTTTCTAGTTATGTTTCTAAGTAATAGTTTTTCCAATGCATTCCATGATACACTATCAAATGCTTTCTGAATATCAAGCAATACTATTTTTTTTCCTAATTTAAATCTAGTAAGTTTTTCTAATGCGAGGTCCTTGATTGAAACAGAATATTCTCTATCAAGATTATTCCTTACAATTACTCTATCGGGTAAACCTTTATTTTTTTTCAATATATTTATCAAGCTATTTGTCCAAAATTTATCAAGAATTTTAAATATCTTATGATGATTACTTAAAAATCTAAAATTCTTTGGATCCTTTTCATCGCCTTTTTTGTGTTTTATAAATATTGTTGCATATTTTATTTTTTCAAATAACTCGGGTCTTATACGATTGTATTTAATTAAATCATCCAAACATAGATATAATTCTTTACTTTGTTTATAATTCATAATAATACTTTTTTTATTTAGTGATAACTCTTTCTCTAATGCTTCACCATATGCACCAAAGTTTCCTCTAAATACAATATTATCAGATATCTTGTTCATAATTGCCTTAAATTGAGTTACATTTATATTTTGTTTATGATTAACAAAATTAGCATCACCTATAGGTGTACGCGTACTTGTATTGTCCTTCCAAAGATAACTTAGGTATGCTATCATTTGGTCATCTGTTCCTTTATACGTGATGAGTGGATTAAATAGTTTAGAATAATAAGCTGATTCCATCTTAATATCCATCTACTTGGGTCTATATAAAATAACAATCAATTTTTATTCTAATAAGTTCAAATATTACTATTATCTTTATTAAAACTCACAATTCTTATATTGAACTGGAAATGGTATTACATCTTTAATATTTTCCATTCCAGTAAATAACATACATAGTCTATCAATTCCCAGTCCAAATCCGCCATGAGGTACACTTCCAAACTTTCGCAAATCAGTATAAAACTCTAGACCATCTTCAGGTATCTTTTTCTGTTTCATCATTGAAATTAATTTTTCATAACCTTCTTCTCTCATTGAACCGCCAATTAGTTCACCGATCTTGTAGGGCATTAGAAGATCAAATGATTCACATGTTCCATCATCACATTGTTTCATATAGAAACTTTTAATATTAATTGGCCAATGAGTAACAAATACAGGCCCATCAAAATGTTTAGTCAACCAATTTTCAGATTCGGATGACAAATCATCACCATCTTTTGGTTTTTCTTTCATATCAGAACTTTGTAAAAGTGTAACTGCATCTTTATAAGTAATTTTATGAAATGTAGCATTCTTAATTGTTTCAATACGTTCTTTAATTCCTTTTGAAATAAAACTATTTAATCCTTCGATCTCTAGATTACAATTATCTTGAATATACTGACATATATATTTTATATATCTTTCACCAACATTCATTAAACTTTCTAATTCAATAAATATATCCTCAATCTCAAGATGTGTAAACTCAGAAACATGCTTTGAAGTTGAAGAATGTTCACTTCTAAAACTTTTATTTGTTGTATATATAGCACCTAGCCCACAACTAATAGCTTCTAATTGTAGTTGTGAAGATACAGTTAAAAACACAGGTTTGCCAAAGTGATCTTTTGTCCAATCATACTTGCCATCTTTAATTGGTAATTTACTAGCATCTGTCAAATCATGTTCGGTTACTTGGAAAACACCTGCACCACCTTCGCATTCATTAACTGTAATAATATTTGGATCCAAATGTAAATAACTCTCTTTCTTAAAAAACTCATGTGTTCCGTGACTAATAGCAGATTTAATTCTAAAAACATTTCCAAAGTTAGCGGTTCTAGATCTTAAATGTAAATAGTTTCTAAGAGTATCTAAATTCATTCTGGTTTTTGCTAATGGATATTTTTCAGGATCTACACTTCCAATTATTGTTAATTTATTAACTTGAACTTCTACAGATTGCCCCTTTGCAGGTGACTCGACCAATGTTCCTTCTACAGTAATAGAACACCCTGTTTGAATCATATTTTGTTGACTACCGTCGCCTATATCAACTTCATCCAAAATTAATTGAATACCTTCTGAACACGAACCATCGTTTAATTTAATAAATGACATATTTTTCTGTTTACGACATGTTAATACCCAACCTGAAACAGTTACTGTGTCACTTACCTTACTATTTTGAAGTATATTGTTGATTTTCATTATTATAATATATATTATAACAAATAATAAAATCAATCAATTTTTATTCTATTTATGTTTGTTTACACTATGTGTAAACTATATATTCATAAAGTGAAAATCTCGTCCTGATAAACCAATATTTGGTTCCTAACTGTTAAAGAGTGGTTACATTCTCTAATGTTTATTTTGTGCTAGTATATTCTCAAATGCTACAACAGTATAAAGAGGACGTAAATGGAATTTAGCACTCATTTTTGTTTCTTTCCCATTTATAATACGAGTATAAGACTTTGATACATCTGCATTTAGTTCCTTGTCTATTGCACGTGTATCAAATGTTAATTCAGGGTATTTCTGAATAAACTGTTCCAATACAGGCTTTTCCGTACCGAGATATTCTTCTGGTATTTCTGTTGGTACACCCATAGAAGGACCAATTACAAACTCAGCATGTTCAAAACCACTTGCATAATGACTTCCTTCTTTTGGCGAAGGAATCTCTATACATGAAATTGTGTACCCAAGGGGATGAACAAGTGGGTTAATTAAATGAATAGTCGATATGGGGCGCCCGCCTATTTGTACTACACCTAAACATATACCAAGAGGTTGTTTACCATCAATCGAATTAATTAAAGAATTACACACAGTACTATACTCTTCCATTGATTCAACGCGATATGCTAGATGATCGAGTTCCCATCCGGTTGTATCAATTCCATCTTTTGATAATTCACCTACTATATCTGTTACAAAAGATTCCCATTGAGAAAACATATCTACAGAAATTGTATTCTGTATTATTTTGCTAGCTGATCCTGCAGATTGATTAAAAACAAAGTTTTTTATGTTTAGAGCACACTTTTTAGATGTTATTTTAAATGAATTTAAATTATTAGGTTGATTAAAAATAAAATTTCTTAAATTATTATTTGTCATTATACCAATCTAGATAAAATATAATATTATTTTTTTATTGCTAAATTAATTGCGTGTTTTATAATGATGTCCGAAAAACGCAATTAATCCAATTGTTACATCTAGTGCCAAGTATCCCCATGCATTTTTATTCTTTATAATCGCATTATAGGCAAATAAGAAATATAAAAGAGAATGTACAAGTCTCATACAATTCCACCATATTTTCCCCCCTCCAACTTCTGGGCCTGTTTTTCTAGAATCAGTAACATATATATATAGAAACCCCAATGCAGGTAAAAGAGCTATATAACCCAAGTAATGTAAATATTCTATATTTATCTTTTTAGCTAAAATAGTAATTGATGTTCTTACACCAATACACCCAATTAAGAATAATAAAAATCTTTTGTGCAAAGTATTCATATATTATATTATAATAGCGAAAATATTAATTTAATATATTAAGTAGCTTAATGTTATATTTTTCTTGTAGAAAAAACAATATAAACATAACTACAAATATGTATGAAGTATATTTTCGAATATCTTGATTATCCTTTGTATATATAAATAGTTGAACCGCAATTAAACTTGATACAACTCTTATTGATAGTTTTAAAAGTATATTTAAATTAGTTTTCTTTTTCTTAAAATTAGTACCAATTACTCTTTCTAATCCATTCCTTATTAACGATCTTAATTCACCTTGAATTAATATTTCCATATATATAAATTGATATAATTTATATATTTTCTAATTGACTATTTATACCTAATAAAAATTCTATTCCATCTTCGATACTAGAAGAAATTAAATTTGGGGCTAATGGTGTGTTAAATTTTAATGCTATTTTAATTAATGGTGCTATACCAGAGCTTACAATTATTGAACTTGCTTTCATAAATTCTTTTACAGCTACTTTATTTTTATATATATGTTTTGTCATAGTCATAAAAATACTAATATCAAATGATTTTAATGCAGCCATATCAAATATTATATAGAACGACTGCTTGCTGGTAAATAAAGAATTTAAATCATGTTTAAATATATTTAATTCTTCTTTTGAAACTTTATCAGAAAATATAAACAATTGAATATTGAAAGGTTCGATTAAAGATTTTTTCTTGTACATAATACTAAAAGTTATATTAATATTTAAATAAATAAACTTTTATTTTGTAATGGACAATTTTAGTAGCTTAAATAAATCTACAAAAAAAGATATACTTGACAAATTCGAAGAATATATTAAAGATAGAACTAAATTTCATCTTGGATATCCATATAATCTTGATTTCGAATATGAAGAATTAAGTAGATTTTTTAAATATTCTATAAATAATTTAGGGGATCCATTTAATGCATCAAATTATGGTGTACATTCAAGGCAATTTGAATTAGAAATTCTTGATTTTTTTTCAAAATTGTGGAAATTAGATGATTATTGGGGATATGTTACAAATTCCGGAACTGAAGGCAATTTACAATCAATACTAATTGCAAGAGAAAATTTTCCAGATGGAATATTATATTCATCTGATGAAAGTCATTATTCTATTTTTAAAGCGGCCCATCTTTATAGAATGGAAGCTAAATCTATACCTACTTCATGGGATGGTTGTATGCGGTTAGATTTATTAAGAAGTGAAATAAGTAAAAATAAAGATAAACCTGTTATTATAAATGTTAATATTGGGACAACTGTAAAAGGTGCTGTAGATAATATAGATGGTATAATAGGTGTTTTAAAACAATTAAATATTCCACGTGAAAGATATTATATTCATTGTGATGGCGCATTATTTGCAATGATGTTACCATTTTTAGAATCAGCGAATTCAGTAACAGTTGATTTTACAATGAATATTGATTCAATTGCTATTTCTGGACATAAATTTTTAGGATGTCCAATGCCATGTGGTGTTATGTTAACGAGAAAACATTTAATGGCACCTTTATTAAAGCCTATTGAATATTTAAATTCTATTGATAGTACTATAACCGGTTCTAGGAATGGATTATCATCTCTATTTATTTGGAATGTTATTGCAAATAAAGGGTATGAAGGGTTTAGAAAAGATGTTAAAAATACAATGACTAATGCAAAGTATTTAGAAAAAGAGTTACAAAAAAGAGGTATTTCATCATTTAGGAATTCTTTATCAAGTACAATTATATTTGAAAGACCAAATGAAGAATTTGTATTAAAATGGCAATTAGCATGTACTGGAAACATAGCACATGTTGTAGTTATGCCATCAGTAGATAAAAATAAAATAGATCTATTTTTACAAGAAATTGACCAAATTACATTCAAAAAAATATGTATTAAAAACTATATGGATGTATATTGTCAATGTAATAAATGCAAATAAATAATCTATATTATTCTATATGGATTATAGATCAAAATATTTTAAGTATAAAAGTAAATATTTAGAAGTAAAAGAGTTATTAGATCGATTTTTCTTATATTAATTACTTCTCTTGAACACAATAATATGTTTACTATCTATTGATTCTATAGATATACGACTAAAATCATTTATATTCCATTGATATAATGTAACTTGTTCAGTATTCTTATTAAAATCACCACCTATATAAATTTCAGAAATATAATGTTCTTTAAAAATTTTATTAATATATTCATTTAGAATAGGTAGATCGTGATTTTCTGTTGTGCCATGTAAATTTATAAATAGATTTGCTCCAGATTTTATATAATTAAAGTATCTTGTAGTAAAATGTATATTATATATACATTCTCTTATTAATGTGGAATAATTTTTTTTAAATATATCAATAGATTCACTTATTTTCTTTTCTATCGTATATTCATGTGTTCCATTAGCTTCGTTTGGATATCTTCTTATTTTAAATATCATATTACCATATTGCGAGTTAAAAAAGTAGGGTTTATCGGCTTTAGTATAGTTAGTTGTATTTTTGGGTGTATATATTACAAATGTCAATTCAGATTCTAATAGAAACCGATGTATTATATCTGACAATTCACCTCTAATTAATAAATTGCCATCAGGTGATACATTGCTAACGAATTCTTGTAATCCAATTATTTGCACTCTTTCATTTGCATTAATTATTTTATCTATTTCTATAAAAATACGTTTATATCGTTCAATTAATGTTAATTGAATTGACGGATTATTTATTCTTTTTTCATTATCTTCTTGATTTTCTATATTCCAAACTAACATTTTGCCAAAAACAAGTGGTTGATGATTTGAAAGAAGTAAATTACCGGTAATATTTGGAATATGTTCCATTTTTGTACCACCATCTAATTTTTTTAAATCTAAATATTTTTTTTTATATTTCAAATAATTTTTAAAATAGGTATTTTCCATTACTTTAATTTATATTTAATATTCTTATTAGTTTGTTCATATATTAAAATGCATTTAAACTATTAACACAATATAATCATATATATGTTTCTCGTAGATAAATACCAAAAAAATAGTAATTACATAACATGTCATCAGGATATAATTGAAAAATTAATAGATACATTTGATTCTCATCAAAAAATTTATAAAGATTCTAAAGATCTATTAAAAAAGAATAAATCTGAATTCCGTAAAATAATAAAAGAGTTAGAAACAAAAAGTTGGAGATATTCAAATCTTCAACATTTAGTATTATATGGACCGAAAGGATGTGGTAAAGAATACGTCGTAGATAACCTGCTAAAAAAAATATATGGAAATATAGAAACAAAAGAAATAGAATATACAATAAGTGGGTATAGTAATTCAAAAGAGAAAGTAATGATTAATCAAAGTCGGTATCATATTATAATTGAACCTAATAATAATGGATTCGACAAATATTTAATACAGGAGATAATCCAAGAATATGCTAAAACAGAAAATTTAACTATATTCAAGTATAAAAAATTATTCAAGGTTGTAATAATAAACAAGATAGATAATTTATCATATTCGGCACAAGCATCATTAAGAAGAACAATGGAAAAATATGCAGATACATGTAAATTTATTTTTATATGCGATCAATTATCAAAAATAATAGAACCATTAAGAAGTAGATGTTTATTAATACGAGTACCTTTACCAAATAATCTACAAATAATAGAAACTTTGACTGATATTTCTATGAATGAAAACATGAAATTAGATAAAGAAGATTATAAATATATTTTAGATAATTGCGAGTCAAAAGTAAATAATACAATTTGGCTACTTGAGATGAAAAAATACGGTGTTCCAAATATTCATTCATGGAAAATAGTAATTGATGATTTAACAAGTTTAATATTAACAGATGAAGAAATAACTTTAAAATTTATTGGGAATTTTGTGAAGGCGGTTAGAGAAAAGTTTTATATTTTATTTATTACAAATATATATGTTAAAAATATATTAACATGTTTAATGACAAACTTAATAGATAAATTAGGTAATATTTATTTGAAATATAATGTAATAAATATTATATCAAAATATGAATTAAGAATATCATCAGGTACAAGACATATTGTACATTTTGAAGCAATGTGTTTAGAAATTCTGAGTTTCCTAAATAAAACAAAGGGTATTACCAATTATAGTAAACTAACCACAAATAAACAAGTAGAATATATTATTTAAATTTAATAAAATCTAGTAAGATATATATGACCACCAAATTATCAATTGATTTAGATGAAAAAATTAATTTAATTTATAATTTTAGTTATGAGTTATCAGATAAAACTTGTTATCAAGTTACCAATGTTGATATACATAATATTAATATAGATGATATTAAAATACCTCATACTAATGAATATAATAAGGATTTATTTAATGAAATAAATAAAGGTAGTTTTCAATTAATTAATTTTAATGAAAAAACAAATTTAACCATTTTAAAAAGAATTTCTAATAACTTTTCAACAAATATATATATTACACCTTATGATAAAAAAAGCAGTATAAGTAAAATGAATAATTCTAATAATAAAGATTCATTATTCTCATATGTTTTAAGTAAATTGGTATTAGATGAAAAAACATCACATCTACTACTTCCAATAATAAATATAGATGTTCAATACGATGATATTAGAGGACTATTAAAATCTTATTCATCATTCGATTATTATAATAATTTATTAGAAGATGATAAAATAACTGATGTATTTTCGTTGAGAATTAAAGAAAACTTTTTCTCATCAACTACTTTAAAAGAGTATATTGATACAAATCATTCGAATAAAAATATAGATTACAAGATTATTCTTTTCCAATTAATCCACACATTGTATGTGATTCAGACGGATTATCCAGATTTTATTCATAATAATTTAAGTTTGGATAATATACTTGTCCAAGAAAATAATCTAAGTTCGAACAACAAGTACAAACATAATGAAAAAATATTTAAGATAAAAAACAATAAAATTTTTATTAAGATAAGTTCATTCACAAAATCAGAATCAAATATTATACTAAAAACTACTGATAAATATGTTGGAAATAAGTATACAGATTTACATTATTTTTTAAACAAATTGTATAAGTTTAATAAGTTTTCTGGAATCGATTCTGAAACACAAGACTTCTTGAATAGAATATTTCCTAAGAAATATATTGGTTCTAGTAATCCAGATGAATTTATAAAACCAAGTAATATTTTAAATGATAGCTATTTTAAATCTCTACAATTAATTAATAATATAAATGAAAAAAAATCTTCTCATGGGATTTATATGAAACCTAATTCTAAAGAAAATAATAAAAATATTTTTATGACAAATTTACTTTCAGACTCAAAAAGTATATTGGGTAACCAGAGCGATACATATACTAGAGTCGAAGTACCAAATAAGAAATTATCAAGAAAAATACGTAAAACTACTGGTGATGTAAACAGTAATATAAAAAGAAACGATATAAAATATATGAATAAAGAAGTTTTAACTAGAACACTCAACCAAACTGGTGGTAGTTCTAGACAAGAAGGTAATGCATATAAAAAGGAGAGAAATAACCCGTATTTAACAAATGATGCAAGAGATACTTATGCTAAAACAAAACAAGAACAACCACCTGTTAGTAGAGAACCACCTCTTTTGGCAGAACAAAAAATATATGATTTAACCAGTAAAAGTAAACCCCAACCATATATTCCTACAGATATTCCATCACATAATCCATTTAATGCACATGGTCACCCATTACATCCATGGGAAACACAACCAAATCAAGTACATGTTGTTAAACCTGTGACAATGTCATTTGCAAATCCAGTAAGTGGCAACCATATGACAATAAACAGAGTTTACGAGGATATGATACCTGGCGATAGATTTGTATTTTCATTAAAAAGTGTATTTGAAAGAAAACAACTTTCTAATTTTTTTAGAAGTATGATTCTAGAGAATGGTGATGGAGAAGAATTAAGTATTTCAACCGGTTCAAAAAGAACATTATTATCTTATATAAAATTATTAGAGGTTAATCCATATAGCATTGATAGAAATCCATATAAATCTTTATCTAAAGGATTTTTATTATATAGTTCAGCATATCCATTAAGATATGATAATGACCGAAATAATTTATCTATAGCAAAACAATCAATTGGTGTAAATGTAAGAATATATGAATTAAGCGATGGTGCTAAAAGATGTTATAAATTAAATAATAAAATTAATTGTAATGACTTTGAAGTATGGAGAGATATTAAATATTACGAATATATTAGAGAGAATGTTATTAAGAGAAAGGTATCACCAAATTTTGTATCATTATATTTATATACAATTGATAGTAATTCAAGAATTGATTATAATAAATTAGATATGGTAAGAAATAAACATTTACCTACGAATATGAATAAATTAGAAAGTAATAATAATAATCTAGTTAATAATTTGCACGAATTCGATCCATTCCAATTACTAACATTGAGTTCACGCGGGGTTCAATATAATACGAATAACAAAATAGAATATATTCCAACTGAAGCTAAATTAAAAGAGGTTGGTAAATATTTAGGCAAAAATAATTATATGATTGGTAGTGGTCAAGATTGGTCCTGGACCGAAACAGGCCTTCAATTTTTATTAAACAAGAGATTTGTATTTACAAATAGATTACATCCGACAAAGGGTAGTGCAGTAAAAGTAGAGGAAATAAAAGCATTGGCTACCCTAATCGGTAAACATGATTTAACAATAGGTACTGGCCAATCATTGATTGCATTAACTGAAGCACCAAATAGTAATATATTACAATGGGCGTCTCCATTAGTAGATAATTTTGGCACAGTTCAAAGAATGACAGAAACTGGGTACCATACACCAGATGTTTGGAAATCAATATTATTTCAATTGGTGTATTCGTGTGCTGTATTAGAAGAGAAGGGTATACTTTTTCACAAGTTTTCTTTAGAAAATAATTTCTTTATAAAAGATTTGTTTACTAATTCAGAAAAACGCGACCATTGGATATATCAAGTAGGTCAGATGAATTTCTATGTACCAAATTATGGTTATCTTTTGATGGTAGATTCTAAATATGTAGATATTGAGGAAACAACATCGGAAACACTATTAGAAATAGCACCAGATAGAAAATATAAAATAAATTCTACAAATTTATATGCTGATAAGAATAACATAACTGATATAAGCGGTTCTATAAATGTATCATTTAAAAGTATAATAAATCCTGATAATTTCACAACAAATCTCGGAAAAATGGGTGGTGAACCACCGGACCAAGATATACTAGATTTATTACAAGAAATTCATAATGATACATCTTGTAAAAGTATAAAGGAATATTTAGTTAAATTTTTCCCATTTTTCTTAAATAACAGAATAGGAACTTCCCTATCAAATGATGAAAAAATGATAATATCAGTAGTTCCAACATATAATTTTAAATCTGGTGAACTAGTTGTTTATCAACCCAGATATGGAGAATATTGTTGGGCTTTATTCGTAGAAGGAAACGATAATGGAACCAAAAAAATTATACAGGGACTAAATAAAGAGGAAACTAATGTATATCCAAATACATTATTTAAATTCCCAGAGAATGAGACTGTAAAACAAAAAATGGTTAATTTTATAAACTATGATTCAAACTATACAATAGAAACATATAATTTAGAGAATTAAATGTGTAAAACTAAAATTATAAATTAGAATAAATATATTCTAATTTATATTAATAGAATGTCAAATATAGAAGATGGTTTTTTACAAAATAAAACATTTAATATGAAAGATTTACCGATTGCTTACTTTACCGAAAATAAAGATTCGGAATTATTAAGAGATCAACATATAAAAAATACAATAAAACAATCCGAAGAAAATATATCAGACTTGGCTAAATTCTTTTTTTGTGATGCTAATATGGATTTAATTAACAAACAGTTAATTTTAAAAGTATATAAAATATCAAATAAGAAATATAAAATACCTTATCAATCTACAGAAAAACTATCAATAATTATGAGATATGTTTGGATAGAATATTCAAAGAATCTTGATTTTAAGATAAAAGAGCAAATTAAAGAATTAAACTGCAAAGTTGTATCAGAAATATTGCCAAATATTATAACAAACATTGAGCAATTATATGGATATTTAGAAAAATATGAAGATAGAGAAAAATCTCAATTCAAACTAAATACTCTACCAGTAAGTACTAAAATGACACGAGGAACAATTGAGTTACCATCTACATCCGAAATATTTCAAGGAGGATATAAATCTACTTTTTAAATTTAATAATACATTATGTTTTATTAAATTTAATTAATTTTATTTAATTATTTACATGGCAATCATACCGTTGGTTTGATCTATAGCTAATTGGTAAACAAAGATGCAACCTCTATCAGTTGCCATTTCTTCAAATGAATGACCGATTTGTCCAATACCAGGTGCGCCGTTTATTTGAGTAATAGGTCCGTTTTGAGGATTACCACCAGCAGCATTTGGTTGGAAATCAATAACACCTGCAGGGTTATATAGGAAGTATTCGTTTCTCATTTTACCTGCGGCAGGATCAGCATGGCTCATGACAGCAGTAGATGAACCAATAACAATATTTTGGTTTGGAATACTCTTGTTTACTTCACTTAATACAACAGATCTTAGGTCATATCTATCACCTCTAATATTAATAACATCATCAAAAGTTACTTTTCTGTCATTTAATCTTTCAAAACCAGCAAGAGCTTGGGGTAATGCACCCATGTTAAATGGGGCAGCACCGTGAACTCTCATAACGTGACTTCTTCTGTCAACGTAGAAGATTAATACACCTCTTGAGTAAATAAGGTCAGTGTGTTTTGGGACAACACTTGCACCTTCAAGGAAATATTGGTATTGAGATAAAGCATCATTAAGGTTAACTGCAGAATTATTGGTTAAGTTCATTGGTAATCTTAAATTAATCATAGGAACAGTTGTTACAACAGGTCTGATAGTTTGGTTGTAAGGATTAGTGGAAAACATTTGGTGTACTGAAGAAGTAGCGACAACAGTAGGTCTGAAAGAGAAAGTAGACAAAAGTCTCTTGATAACAGTTCCGTCGTGTCTTCCGTAAATAAGGTCTGGGTTATCATATTTGTTTAATCTACAAACATCAATGGCTGATACGAACTCTCTGAAAGCAGTGTTATAGTATTGTCCATTTCTTAAGTGTAGTACAGAGTTCCAAAGTTGTTGTTGAACATTACATCTGTTAAGTAAATCAATAACAGGAGATGTATTATTACATACAACATCATTAGGGTCACTTACTAAAGCATAGAAAAGTTCATAATCAGGTCTACTGGTTAAAGCTTCTTCTTGGTATCTAGATTTAACAATGTTAGCCATGTTAGCATAGATAAAGTGATCTTCAATAGATTGAATTTTAGGGAAGAAAAGAGCAGCAATTACTGGGTGAACATGTTCTCCAGGTCTTTGGCCAAGTTCTTTCTTGTATTCGCCAGAAACAGCTTCGTATGAGCAATCAGTATATTGGATAGATTGTAACATAACTTGTGCGTGTAAAGGTCTAGAAACACTGTGTAATTTTAAAATTTCTTGCAAGTGTTTGTAATCGGTATCAGAAACCTTGAATTTGGGTCCTTCGAATCCGGTATTCATTGTACCTAATACTTTCATCATGTTAGTAGTAGGTCTTACAACATCAGGTGAACTGACACCAACTAATTCTTGTTCGTAAATTCTCTTGAATTCAGAAAATTCTTCTTCACTTAAACCATGCTTTTGTTTAAATTTGTGAGCTTTCTCTAAAAGAACGTGGAAAGGATAGTTTGAGTTACTATATTTTTCTCTAATAAGAGTAGCAAATTTCTTAGCTCTTTTAACAATTTTTTGGTGTTTTTCAAGGTATAACGTTTGAATTTGATCAACTAATTCTTGATTATCGTACTTACTTCTAAGTTTAACGAATTCATTAGCATCAACGTTTCCTTTGTTTTTCTTAAAAAGACGACGAACTTCGTCATCTACAGTGTTTTTATTGCCAGAAGGCTTTGTTCTAGAATAACTTGAATTATCCATATCTTGTATATATTGAAATAGAAAAAAAATTAAAAATCTTAATATATTTTTTAAATTATGGTTTTAAATTTTTGTATGGTTTAAAGTTAAAAGTTTTATTTTCTATATATATGAACAATTTGTGGATTAATAAGTATAAACCAAATAACTTAAATGAAATTATTGGTAATAAAAATCAAATTAAAAGGATTCAAGAATGGTTAATAAATATAGATACTTTAAAAAGTATGTCCTTAATAGTTTCTGGGAATCACGGAATAGGAAAGTCATTAACTTTAAAGTATATATTAGAAGAAAATAACTATCTTGTTAAAATAATATATCCAAATGAGATTAAACTATATAGAAATGATAATGACTTTAATGATTTTTTTAATTATAAAAATTCTATTAATAATAAAATAAAATTTACATCAAAAAATAATAATAAAAAGTTAGCTTTAATATTTGATGAAACAGAATCAATAACATTAACAAGCGAGAAAAAATTTATTACTGAAATATTTAAACTAAATAATAAAAAAAAAATGTTTCCCTTAATATTTATTTCAAATAATCAACATAGTAAATTATTAAATGATTTAAAAAAGAATTGTCTCGAAGTTAGATTTGTACCACCTGCTACGTTTGAGTTAAATCATTTAATCCGAAAAATACTTACTAACGAAAATATTAAGGTAGCAAATGACAACGTAGTTGATTTATTAATTGAATTTTCTCAAAGTGATATTAGAAAATTAATTAATATATTACAAGAACTTAATTATCATTATAATAATAAAGTAATTACCGAAGAAGACTATAACAACTATATTCAATTATCTAAACAGAAATACAACGAATTAGGATTATTTGAAACAACATTAGAGTTAGTTAACAATGATAAAACATATGAAACTATCAATCAATTCTATGAAAATGAAAAAGTACTATTACCTTTAATGGTACATGAAAATTATCCAAAGAAAGTATTAAATAAGTCAAAATTAAAAACTGTAGATGTTTTAGATCAAATGATTCAAATATCTGATTCAATATCAATAGGTGATAATATTGAAACGAGTATTTATACAGATCAAAATTGGTTCTTACAAAAAATACATTGTTTTTTCTCATGTGTAAATACTAATTTTTGGATTAATAACAGTGTAACAAATGATATAAAAATAGAAGATGTAAAGTTTAGTTCAGATTTGAATAAAACTTCTTTAAAAAATATTAACAAGAAAAATATTAATAATCTAACTAAACTACTCCCAAATAAATCATTAGAAGAAATATTATATATTAATAAGATTTCAAATCATTTGATTAATACTGATAGAGTTGATAATATTATATCTATATTGAGACAGTATAACTCTAATTTTAATATTAAAGATATAGAATTATGTATTAAAATTGATAAAACATTTGATTTTACTAAATTTAATTCAAAAGAAAAGAAATGTATTAATAAATTAATTGATGTTGTATAGTTATTAAACATATTCCTCAATTATCTTTGAAAGGGTGACTATTTGAATAGTATTTGAATTATTTGGTGGATTTAAAAAATATAAATCATTACTCAAATAAAGTATTAATGTATTTACCAACATAATTTCATCATTATTTAACATAATACTATCTTGACTAAGAATCTGATGAAACAATATCATTGTTTTGTTATCTGAATTTTCAAATAAATACGAAGCATTTTTTATTTTTTTTATTTTTTCAGATATTCTCTTATCAATACCAGGTATCATATATGCCCATAAAAATCGGCCATCAGGTTTTATAATACCATAAAAATTATATTCACTAGATATAACTTTATTATCACCATCTAATAGTTCAATCTGTTCTTTCTGTTTATTAAATTTAATACTATAGTTCTTACTTTTGTTTAAAATCTTTGACATTTCTTTAAATTTATTATCAGAATATTTCTCTATTTTAGACAATATATCTATATTATCTTTTTTGGTATCTTTAGCGGTATCTTTAGTATTCTTAAAATTCTTTTGTTTATTTAACCATTTAGAAGATGTTTCTTTCATTTATATTATTGATAAGATATTATTTATACTAGGAATATAAAAGTTTAAAATTATTCTAAAAACTTTTTTTCTAACAAATAATATATGTCACTTCAATTAGAAAGTTATTTTAATAGTTCCAATTCTAATAATACTTTATTGTATGCTGTTATAATTGCAATTATCTTCTTCGTATTTATTCTTCCAATATTAGAGAAAAAACATCTTGAAGAAGAAATGGTTGTTAAGGAAAATATGGAATCTTTAAAAAATTCTAAAAAAATTCGTAAATTAGATACAAACAAATGTTCAACTGATTGCTGCAACCATACTCAATGGCCAGTTCCTCACATGCCTAATAAAAAACCTAGTAAATATATTGGAAGTAATCTAATGTGTAATGGTAATGGCGGTGGATGTTTATGTGTTACCAAAGAAGATAAAGACTATTTATCAAAAAGAGGTAAAAACTTTTTACCATGTACAAAATAATAAAACTTATTTTCGAATTAATCAAAAGTATAAATTTTATTTAACATATTATTAATAATAGTTTAAGTAAAATATTTTTTCTTAAATTTTTATATATGAACATATTAGTCGAGAAAAAGAAAGAATTTACTATTAGAATTATTAATATACTATCTCCTTTAATATTAGAAGGGATCACGTCTATTTATAATAAAGCAAAAGAAACATCAACAGGTGATAATGTTTTAAAAATATTTCAATCATTCTTAAAAAGAATCCCTAAATGGGATAATGAGTTAATTTTGAATGAAATTACTAGAATTAAAACTAGTAGTAAAGATTATGAATTACTATTTGATTTAATAAAAGCAACGGTAAAATCAAATATGCATATTATTGTATATTCACCATATAAAGATTCACAACCAAAGATAAACTCGGATTATTACCAAAATATAGATTTTAATAAATTTATACATGATATTTATATTGAATGTGCTAGAGAAATTTGGAATAATCCATACTTATTGTATCATAATTATCCAGGTATTGAAATTAAGAGAAATCAACGTGATACAATAGAATTAATTAAAAAATGTATTGAAGAATCAATTAGAAAAACATTACCATTAAAACATGTTTTAGATATTTATTTAGGCGATGATATAATAGAACAAGTCCCTGATAATAATTTTGAACGAACAATTACAGAGATTGACGAAAAAAATCTTAAAAATCTTTTACGAAAAGATTTAAATATTAATTTCGAAAAACAAATGAGTGCTAATTCTAACTTTATAGCAAACGAACCACTTAATACATTGCCAATTAATACATTGCCAATTAATACATTGCCAATTAATACATTGCCAATTAATACATTACCAATCGAAAATAAGGATAATTCTAAGAATAATTCTAGGAATAATTCTAAGGCTAATTCTAGTGCTAGTTCTAAACATAAAGTCAGTTCTAGTAGTTCGTCTTCTGCGAAATCTAAACAATCATTGTTACAAGTTGGCGGCAAAGAATCTATGAATTCGCCAAATGTGAGTAATGATCTAAACTCAAAAATTTTAAAAATTTTAAATAATGGTGATATTCAATTATCTGATAATAATACATCTGATAAAAAAATAGAAAAAAACAAAACACATAAAGGTGGTTTATCTGAAACTAGTTCAGAGAATTTAATTACTAATACAATGGATACAAATTTACAAAAATTATTAAAGAATGACTTGGGGAACTCTGAATCGGAAGCATCAGTTAATTTTAAACCTGAAAAAAATAAACAGGGATACCAAGAAGTATTTTCAAATTCACATAATGATACTGCAAACACTCAAGAAAAAAACGATGAAGTAAATAAAAATAAATTTTTTAATAATTATTTACAATTTTAGTTAAGATTTATTAATCACTTTTATAGATGGCGATACCATATCAAGCATAGCAAATGATATTGATGAAATTAGTCCAATCATAATAATTTCTTTTGTATTAATTGGTTGATTTGGAATATATCTAACGGCAACTAATATAATAAATCCCATTAAAATATATTTAATAATTCTCTTTATTTTCTCTAACTTATTTAGATTGGAATTTTTATTTAAACTTTTTATTTCTTCAGAAGAATTGTTCATTATTAGTTTAAGTTAGAAATTATTTCTTGATTTACTTAATGAAAAAAATAATATATAGTATGCTTGCAACATTTATTGTAATCTATTGGTTGCAGTCTCTCGAAAAAAATTTTAAAAATAAAAAACAATTTGATAAATTTAAACTACCACTGTTAACAACTTCTATTGTCGGATTAGTTGCAAATCATTTTTGTAAACCAACAAATAATATTAATAATGGTGTAATTAATCAAGAAATATTCACTGAAATGGCTAACTTTTAACTAAAAATTAAATAAATTATAGATTATTATCTATAACTTATATAATGAGTACATTAGACGTACGATTTGGCACATCGCAATTAAGATTAAAAAAATTTAATATTAAAGATATGGTAGACCATGCTACAGTTGCAATGATTGCAAAGCGTGCTTCTGGTAAAAGTTATGTTACAAAAGAAATTTTATATCACAAGCGTTCAATCCCAGCAGCTGTTGTTATTAGTAGAACTGAAAAATTAAATAAATTTTATGGTGACTTTATCCCCGATTCTTATATCTTTAATGATTTTGAACCTGATATTTTATCTAGAATTTATGGTAGGCAAACTAAACTTTCAGAAGATAATGAAAATAGAGTAAAAGAAGGTAAAAAAAGTAAAGATGATAGACTTATGTTAATTATGGATGATTGTATGTCATCCAAAGGTGCCTGGGTAAAAGATCCTACTATTTTGGAATTATTTTTTAACGGTAGACATTATCATATATCGTTTATTTTAACAATGCAGTATTGTATTGGTATTCCGCCTGAAATGAGAAGTAATTTGGATTATATTTTTCTTTTAGCTGAAGATTTTATATCTAATCAAAAAAAATTATATGATCATTATGCAGGTATGTTTCCTTCGTTTGATATTTTTAAACAAGTGTTTACTGAAGTTACACAGAATTATGGTATTATGGTTATTAATAATAGAGTTCACAGTACAAACATTACAGATAAAGTGTTCTGGTATAAAGCAAAAACTGCACCCAAGTTTAAATTAGGTTCAAATAAATATGTTAAATTTCATAAAAAGTATTATGATTCCGAATGGAATAAAAGACTGCCTATTTTTGATCCAAGTGAAATCTTGGCTAAAAAACGAAATAATTTTCGAATAAATGTTAAAAAAGTTAAAGATTAATTAGATACTAACACTTGGTTGATTAGTTAAACTTTGTTTAATAGAATGAGATTCTAATTGCTTTGTACATGATTGTTCTTTCTTTTCATACTCCTTTTTCTTTACTGATAGTTCTTTAATTTGTTTATTAATAGACTCTAACTTACTGGATAAGTTCTCTATATCAGTTTTATTATCAGTCTCTGTCATTTGTTTCTCTAAATCTTCAACTGTTTTAGTTGATGTTACAATTGCTTCTTCAACATTCTTCTTTAAAGATTCATACTTTCTCTTATCATAAAAGATTTTAGTTTTTTCTTGGTTATCTTCATGACCCTTCATAATTTCATTAAGTTGATCATTTGCATATTCGGCATTACCTGCGGCTTTTGATGTTGTATCTGGGTCAAATGCTAACCATTTACCCATTTCACCAACAAATACATTGTGAACAGGGTCAATTTGTTGAATTTTCTTTGCATGTTGTGATGCAGAATCGAGGTCTTTAAACACGCCTCTAATTTTAGTTCCTGTTAAAGTACTTTTCTTTGTTTGGTCTACAACAAAACTTATACAAACAAAATTTTGATCTTGGGGTAACATGGTATCTTCAGTTAAATAATCCTTTGACATTAAAATATATACATTATATTCTTTAAAACAATATTTATTCTTTTTATATAAAAAATCGATTTATTTACAAAGCAAAAATATAAACCTATTTATTTACAGTACTATATCTATTGGAATCAAATTTTGCATAACTATTAATATTCTTTTTATCAGATATATTCTTTGTAATTGTGTCAGGATCACTATATCCCATCCAAGGGGTTGAATTTTCGAACATATTACTGAATAATACAGATGGTCTGCCATTATTTCTACTATCATTTTCAGATTGTAATCGTCTTTTCTCCATTTCTAATTTAGATTTATGTATAATAGTATCTTCAATCTTGTAGTTATAAGATCTTGTTATATAAATTGTTAATATTATTAAACCAAAAAATAAAATTAAAATTGATATATTGCGAATTATTTTCATATATTATACAGTCTTATATTATAAACTTTTAGTAATATTAAATTTAAATAATTTGGTAACAGTCCGAGTAAAAACAACATCTAAATAACTATGACGAACTTAATTTCTCAATTATTTTATCCGCATGTTCCTTACTATTGTGTTCAATAGCAATACGCATATAACTTTCTGTAAAAGCTCTAATAAAAGGTGAACTAGACTGGTCTGATTTCCATTGAAAATATTCATCTTCTATTAATCTTAATAAACCAGGGCGATACTTATTAATATGACCTTCGCATAGGTGCACTCTATCAAAATCGAGCAAATATAATTTTAATTTATTGTCAATTCTATCCTTACCAATTACAATCTCAATATCTCTTAAAATTAATTCACATTTAAAATTTAATAATGCACATAGTTCTCCTAATTCACTCATGCATCCAAGTAAATCTATTTGATATGTACCAAGTAATGTGGATACTTCTGGTAATAAAATAATACTCCCTCTACCAGCAACATAAGATTTTTTACTCAAGTCATTTGTTAACTTAAAATGAAGCATAGGTGATGGATTATTTATATCAGTATCAAAAGGATTATATACTCTATCAAATATTATAGTTCTAGTTTCTTTATCAAAATATAGTAATTTGGGTATTTTTACATTAGTAAATCTAGTTAATTCATCTTTAATAGTTTCTTGGATATGACTTTGTATTTCTATTTGTGTGTTTGTTAAATCTTCAAGTTCTTCTATTTGATATTCTTTAAATACATGAATTTGATTATCTTTTTTAGTATAAACAGATACTCGATACCCGGCACCTATTTCATATCTTTCAGTTTCTTCTTCTTTACTATCTGCAGAAATTAAATCTGACTTAATATATAATTCAAAATAGCCTCCTATTGATTTACTAACAAATACATAACCATTTAATTCATCTATATCAGATACTCCATCAATCTTTATTTTTAATTCTATTATATCTTCCATATTTAGTTTACTTGGTCTTGTTGAATCTAAACTGACTTTAATATCTCTTTTTAAACCATAAATAATTAATTCATGATCAACTATTTCAGTTGTGATAACACCACCAATTTGTTTATTTTTGAGTTCTAAATATTTATTTTTATATTTTAAATATTTATTTTTATATTCTATCATTAATATAAATACTATTATATACTTTTAAATATTCATATATGGTTCTATTAATTACTATATATGGATATATTATTTTAACTTGGTATTATTATCTATTTTCTCGCTTCTTTCCACACTTTACACAGAATTTGTCTTTATCTGTATTAAATTTGGCGCCACAATTGATACAGAATTTTGCCCCTATTACTACCCCTGTTGCTGCTCCTGTTGGTGGTATATTCGACATAAAGTAATTAATCGCACTCCGTTCAATAGGTCTTAAGTCATGGGGTAAACGGGGTAATTCGTTACTTTTAAACCATTCTAGTCTATTAACTTCGTTATTCTGAATTGATAACATAGATCTCCCATTTTCCCACCTAGTTTTATCAATATGAATAAAGTAAAAATTATTCCATTGTCCGGTCTGTCCATTCTGTTTTGGAATACACATAAACTCTCCATTTGTTAATTTACGATGAATTACTGTTCTTAATGGTAGTCCATATGTATTATTTGCTCCATTATGAGATTCTTCTTTAGCTTCTCTGTAAGCACAGTCTCTAATTGTTACATCACTCATTTCTCTCCTTCCACCAAAATATTGATATGTAGTAACCTGACCATTATAGTGATTAAGACCTAGTAAAAAATGAACTTGTCTAGAAGCATCTATATAATATGGTATAATCCCAGCAGCTGTAGCTCCAGATTCTTCAGGTCCACCAATTTGAGAACTTCCTCCCATTATTCTAGGCAATGTTTTTCCTGGGTTTGTTAAACTAATTGATGATATTCTACTACCTGAACTTGTTCCTGCACCTGCTGATGCTCCTTTTGATGGTCCTACTCTTGAAGGATGAGTTCCTTGAGTTAACGACAAACCATGATTTATACCCCGTGAATCTCTACATGTTCTACAGCAATAGTCCATTCCTGGTAGTGCATTATAACCACATTGATTCTTACATGGATTAACACCTCCGATTTGTTTATTTTTAAGTTCTAAATATTTATCTTTATATTTTAAATATTTCTTTTTATACATATATTAATATTTAGATATTCTAATAATAGAATGAGTAAAAGACATCTTATAAATACAACAAGTAATTATAAGGTGTATCACTTTAGATAGTCTTATATAGACGATATAAACTCCCATTTCAACACTTTACATATATTTTCCCAAACTTGTTCTTGTTCCTTTAGATTTCTAACAGATTTCAATAATGGAAAACTAATTAATAGATGATCTAATTCTAAAAGTTGACAGAATTTATGTAGTACATACGAATATGATAGAAAGTTTTTTCTACCTGATGGTTTAAATATTTCCCATGGTTCTTGTATTTTAGTAAACATATCAATAAATTTCATTTCAATATGTCTATTTATATTTGGGGCTTCTAAACCACTTAATTTATTAATTATATATGGTATATGTTCATACAAATTATTATAACCAAGCTTTTTTAATATTTGTTTCATTTTATCTCTATCAAGTTTTGTTAAATCTTTTATTCTATTCTTATTAATCTCATTTATTACATCCAAAAAAATAGGCTCTTGTATTTCCGTACTTTCCTTTGCTTGAAATTGATTTATCCATTCCTTGAAATGATTAATTCTTTTATAAGGAGAATATTCCTTTATTTGTCTATCCTCGTCTAGTATTACTTCTTCGCTATCACCACAATCTGGACATACATAACTAGACTCACCAATATCAAGTATTTTTTCAATTTTACAATCTAAACAATATTTTATTCTATTAGAACCGTCATCTTTCAGAGTTCTAACTCCATCTACACGCTGACAATATTGATCAAATAATTTTGTTCTTGATATTTCAACGTTATCTACATTTGATTTTTTATTATTAAAGTAATCAATAATATTTTTTGTTTCTGCAAATTCATTCTTTTTCTCGTCTCTTATCATATAATAACTACAAATAATTTCACCTGTCTTGTCATAATAATCTAATTCATCTTGATTTTCTTTAATACTTTCTATTTCACTCTTTAAAGTATCAATATTATTTAATAACATTGCTTTTTGTTCTAAGAATTTATTTAATTCGTCATCTTCTTTGTTATATGAAGATTTTGTGCTATTTATTATATTTAACTCTTCTTCTAATTTTTCCAACGTTTCTATTTTATTGGGTAAATTATCTTTCTCTTCTTTGAATATAATAGAATGTTCTTTATGCTTCTTGTCTAAGGTTGTAGAATCACGGTACTCTAATTTTTCTTTTTTATTCTTCTTAATCTTGAAATTAGACATTAATATATATTGTAAATCAACTTTAAGTAGTTATAATTTATAAATATCTTTATTTATTTCGGTAATATCTGGTACATTTTGAATTATTTTTAACCATTCTATTAAAGTACATAATGTTGTGTCATTAACTGACTTTGAAGTAAACTCTTTAATAACAAATGAATTATATGGATTTTCTACTAATATATTATTATTATTATCAATAATTAATGTATTTTCTTTTGTAAATTTTTTAGATAATTCTATATCATTCCATAATAAGTCTAAAGGTTTTTGAATTATGTTGTTTCTAATTACATTTTTATAAATCTTATTTGTTTTTATGTCAACATAATTGTTATTATCTCTTGCAAGTATTACAATTGTTTCATTAAATTGTAATTCAGATAGAATCATTTTTAAAACCTCTCTACAATATAGTGTACTGCTAGCCGTCCAAATACTTATATTAAAGGACGTAAATATACACTCTAAAAATTCAAAGAGATGTGGGCGAATATATACTAGTCCTAAAAAATTAGGAAGATGTAGTATGCTTATCGTACTATCATTCATATGATCTATTTCTATATTCTTATTATTATAAAAATTAAAATCGAATGTGTTTATTAACGTATTGTCTAAATCTAATATTAAATTCATTTTTTGTGCCATTTTATAATATATAAATTATAATTTTTTTATTATATAATACATAAATTATTAATATGATTCGTTTAAATAGGTGACTTATCTGATTTACATATTTGTCATATATTTGTGGAAAAAGTATAAGAATTTTTAAAAATTTAGATAATTGCAAATAAAAAAATATAAAAAATTTTGATTTTGGGGTAAAAATTACTTTAGTAAAAAAATATATAAGAAATTTCAAATTTATTATTTAAAAATATATAAAAATATATAAAAATTTTCAAATTATAAAAATATATAAGAATTTTTGTAATTAATTAATTTTTGTAAATTTTTTTTCTTATTATAGTATATACTAATATGGGCGGTGGCTTAATGCAACTCGTAGCCTACGGTGCACAAGATGTTTATCTTACCGGGCAACCTCAAATTACCTTTTTCAAGGTAGTCTACAGAAGACACACTAACTTTTCCGTTGAACCTATTCAACAAACCTTCCAAGGTGCTGCCGAATTCGGCAGAACCGTTACTTGCAACGTCAACAGAAATGGTGATTTAATCACTTCTATGTACTTAGTTGCTAAAATTGACAAAGGTGTTAGAGCCAACTACGGTTGGGTAAACAAACTTGGTTTTGCTATGATTGAATCATGCAAAGTCGAAGTTGGTGGTTCCAAGATTGATGAACAATACGGTGATTGGCTTAATGTCTGGGATGAATTAACCAGAGAAATTGCTCACGATAGAGCCAGAGATAACATGATTGGTAATGTTGATGGTTTAACCAAGATTAGTGGTGGCAGTGCCAGTGATGAAACAACTCTTTATGTTCCTCTTAAATTCTGGTTCAACAGAAACAACGGTTTAGCTTTACCATTAATTGCTTTACAATACCACGATGTCAGAGTTACCATCAAACTTAGAGAAGCTTCTGATCTTATTAACTACACTGGTGCTACCGCACCTACTGTTACCAACAGTGCCATGAAAGATGCTTTCTTACTTATTGACTACGTCTATCTTGATTCCGAAGAAAGAAAGAGATTTGCTCAAGCTGCTCACGAATACTTAATTGAACAAGTTCAATTTACCGGTGACGAAACTCTTGATTCCGTATCTCACAAATACAGACTTAACTTCAACCATCCTTCCAAATACCTTGTATGGAACACATGTCTTGACAGATACCAAAAATCCCAAAAGTGGATTGACTGGGCTGTTGATGGTGACTGGGAAGCTGCCAGAGAAAGATTTGCCAAGAAAATTTGGTTAGCTACTAGACAATCTCTTGATGCTAACGATGCTGGTAGTGGTTATACCTTATCCATGGGTGATTCTACCATGGAAATCGGAGATACCGCAGCCACCGCTACTGGTCTTGGTGGTATTGCTTTAACTTTATCTCTTAAAGTTGATGCACAAGTATTATTTGCTGATACTCTATCAGCTGGTGGAGCTGGTATGGCTGATGCCACTCTAGCCAATGTTGTTGTCTTAAGAAATACACTTACTATTGAAGACTTAAACACTTTAGTTTCTGAATTCACTGCCTCTTCTGGTTTACCTGCTGATGGATCTGCTTTCCTCACATCCAAACAAATTACTGTCAGAGATTACTTTAACTATTCCACTAACCCTAACTGCACCGGTAACCCAATTACCACTGCTAAGTTACAATTAAATGGACATGATAGATTTACTACCAGAGACGGTAACTACTTCAATTACGTACAACCTTACCAACACTTCAACATCACCCCTTGTGATGGTGTTAACGTATACTCATTTGCTCTTAAACCTGCTGATCACCAACCTTCTGGTACTTGCAATTTCTCAAGAATTGATAACACCACTCTTAATGTTACCACTTCTGCTACCGCATCCAACGGTGGTGTTTGCAAAATCTACTGCGTAAATTACAATGTTTTCAGAGTAATGAGTGGTATGGGAGGTTTGGCGTATAGTAACTAAGCAAAATCCATTTTTTATATTTTCCGATGGTTATGCCATTTAAACTAATAACTAATAAAAATAAATATAAATATAAATAAATAATTAAAATTGTTATAATTATATTTCAATTTTAAATAAATTAACTTTACACATCTATAATCACACATTTGGTGGTATTTTCCTCGTTATGTCAACTCAATTTTTAATAGTACGTTTTTCAGCTACTTCAATTGCATGTGATTTAATCCATTGCGGATCATTATATTTATCTACTAATGTCTGCTTTGCCAAGTCTTTTCTATTGGTTTCAATCGTTTTTCTTTCTTCTTTTGATTGTTTATTTTTCATTCTATTTTCTTTGTGTTCTTGTTTTTTAGCATCACTCATATTGGATTCGCCATTATTATAATATAATGGTATTTTATTTTCATTAATTTCTACAAGTTTATTAATAAAATCATCGTATGTATAATCTCTTTTTAGATAATTACATGTAGAACAGCATGTTTTACAATTATCTTTTATATAACCTATCGTATTATCATATCTATCAATTCCATTTATATGATCATCAAACGTACCAATTCCACATATATAACAATTTCCATTCACAAGAACATGATATTCATCTTTTGACAAAGTAAACTCTTTTGACCGCACTACCGCGCTATATTTATATTTATTATATGAACAAGCAAATCTATTTGGTATAATATCATAATCAAGGTTGCCATCAATCTTCTGATTATAAACAAGTATATGGTCAACTATCTGTAAAAAGTCATTATGACCCAACGAACCTTTAATATAATTACACATTTTACAACAAGTAACTACATTATCTTTAATATATCCTAAATAACTACTTTTACGATCAATTCCATTCAAAAAACCATTATCGTCTTTATGTTTACAATAATAACATGATTTATCAAATAAATTACAACATTCATCTTTTGACAAATCAAAATTAATACCTTTTTGAATAGCACATCTTTCATAATATTTAAATCGATTACCTTTACTTTTTTTTTTATTATCATATAGTTCTTCATGTTTGTCTTTATTATTATCTAACCATTTTTTGTGATTTTCTGCATTAAGTTCCAAATAGTTCTCAATACCAACCTCATTTATTTTTTTTGACCGGTATTTAGTCCAGTATTCAACACATTTTTCCCAATTGTTTTCTCGCCATTCTTTTTTAGTTTCTTGTCTTTCAGGTTTCATTGAATTTATTCTAGACAACTCTCTAACATGCTCTTCATCCCTCTTTTTATCTAGAATTCTTTGTTTTTTTCGACAGCTTAAACAGTTCTTAGTTTTATTATTTCGCGAATCAATAAATTCACTTTCATCGCATTGTTTTTGACATTTTACACATACATTACCTACATTATTTACTACTTTAGTCTGATGTCTTGTACGATCTTTTATTCGACTTTTTTCTAAACATTCACTACAACTACTATAATTATAATTAAGATCTAGAACTGCACGACATCCTCTAGTTATATTCGCACAACATTTTTTGTTTTGAGCTTTTACTTCATCTTCAAATAAACATCGTTGATGTAGGTTACAGTATTTATTTTCAATACTTCGTTTGTATTTACAACTATCCTTTTCACACTTAATAACCACAACATCCTTTTGTTTTTCAGCCCGACATTTCATAGTTCTCTCTTTACATTTATTACAACATTTTGCTTTATCTGCAGAATAAAAATGTTTTTTACATCCAGTACACAAAATTGTATCTGCTAACATTTCATCTGTATAATCATTCATATATTGATGATTCTTACAAAATCTTGTATCAACAACAATTGT